GATCTCTCTCATGCGAATCTGTCTTATACTGTTCTGAGTCGTGCAGATCTGTCTCAGGCTAATCTGTTTTGTGTCACTCTAACTGGCGCAAGACTTCGCTATGCAAACCTGTCTTGCGCGAATCTGGCTGACGCAGATTTGTCAAAAGTCGATCTTTCTGGCGCTGATCTGACCGATGCCGATTTTTCTCGCACGATTTTGTCTGGAGCTAAAATTATCAACCACAACTTAGAACTGGAACTTGCATGAAAATTGTCATCAAAGATAGAACTGGAAAAAATCTCTTCGAAACAGAAGCAGACAGCGTTAAAGCTGCTGTCGAGCAAGCTGTTAGGCAAAAGGTTTCTTTGGCTGGGGCAGATCTGTCTGGAGCGTATCTGGTTGCAGTCCAATTGGCTGGCGCAGATCTGTCTGGAGCGAATCTATACGCAGCAAATCTTTTGCGAGCTTGTCTGGTTGGAGCAGATCTGTCCGGAGCGTATCTGGTTGCAGTCCAATTGGCTGGCGCAGATCTGACCGGAACAAATCTGACTGAAACAGTTCTAGCCAGAACAATCTTCACCGGAGCTAGAATCGTAGACGGCGATTTAGAACTTGAACTGGCATGAAAAGAGCAAAATTTCTAAAGTTTTGCAAATCTCGCACAACTATTTTGTGAATCCTTGTCCTGATAACGCAACCTTATAATAGCAATAACTACATTGCTTTTTTGATTGTCTGTTTTTCTTGTGTGAATCTTTTTCGATCTGAACTGATGCTATCTTATCTTGCATACAATTTCTTGGATGTTGCTCTTTCGTACTTGATTATGGCTTCTGGTGTTACTTCCAATTCGTGTGAATATAGCTGTCTGTCTACTACGACAAAAGCAGTTTTGTTCTTTGTTGTGATCTCGAAGACTTCATAGGTTTTCAGCAAGTTTTCCAATTTGGAGAAAAACTGAAAATCTTCCGATTTTAAATAATCTTCCAAGGCTTTCAATTCTTGCTCTGCATTTCTAAGATTGATTCTGAGATCGAGATAGTAGCAAGAACCTCTCACCTCAAACTCAGGCGGTCTTCTATGAGAGGTACTTTTTCGAAAAGAGAACTGAAGTTTATTGTCCGGCAGCGGATGCACCGCAGTCACATTATACTTATCCAGCAAGGCTTTGAAATCGTCAACAAAGTTATCGGTAAATTTCTTGGTCATGGTGTTTCCTTTTTTTCGAAGAGTAAGAATAGAACAGGCTTGTTATCTGACGTTGACATATTGAACATCGTCTTGAAATTATACCCTCTTTCGGCAAAAAAATCAATCAGATTGTTTCTGAATTTCGAAAATATCGGCAAAAATGTCATTTTGTTCGAGATGTGCAAAATGCACTTATCGTCGTCGAGTTTGAAATTAATCATCTGCTCTGGATATTTCTGAGCAACCTCTTCTAGTTCGACGAAAATGGCGCTGGTTTCTTTCTTCATTTGCAATTGAACCAGAGAGTGAAGAAAACCGCGAAAAAAATCACACCATAAAGAGGCGAATCGAGCGCGATCAGAAAAGATCCAGAGACGACCAAGAACAATTGAAACCAGATCAGAAAAGTGATGAATAACTGTATCATCTTCTATCTATCCGGTTTTCTGATATAGATTTCTGTAAATGTAGGATGATTCGTGATAACGGCATATATTTGGTATTTTTCTTTCAGGTATTCTTCGATTCGTGCGACTAGTGCAGAATGTGTATCTGATTTTACAATGGGAACACGAATTACATAGCTATTTTCGGAGAATTTTTCCATGAATTTTATGCTGTTTATGGTCCAGATAGGATATTTTTGATCCATATGTTTGCGATAGCTCACGAGATCGTTTTCGAGTGTATCTTTCATTTTAAGCCTCTCTGATGAAAATTTCGAAATAATAACAACTCCACTGAATAATTCTTAGCCATATATTCGGCATAGGATTCGCAATCTTCTTCTATTTTCAAAGATTTGATTTTATTCATATTCACTCGATAGTAAGTTTCACCAATTTTCAATAAAAATCTTCTTTAAATTCTATTGCTATGTCGTTCACGGCTCCCTTTTTTTACAATATATGAAATAATTTTTACCTTCGTATTGTGCAAATTTCAGAGAAATAAATTTTCTCATATGTCTGCGTAGTCTTTTGATTTGCGAGTCAGACAAATTCGGTTCTATGAAAACAAGATTCAGAGAATGAAAATCTGGATGAGAGAACAATTGCATCCACTCTCCCTCTACCGTGGGCTTGCCGTTCTTCAGATGAAACTTGTATTGCTCCATCGTTTCTGTAGTTTTTTTATAGAGATAAATTGCAACATGTATCGCAAGCGAGGATTGCTCAGAACTTAGTTCCTGCAATTCTTTGCCAAGCCTAGAAATTGAATATTCCATTCAGAATAAAAAAGCATGAAAAACGAAAGATAGAACAAACAATATACCCAACAAAACCATCGTAGCATAGATGAACAAGCCTATTGATAGAATAGTCTTGGTCAATAACCAAAGAGCTTTGAACGGCAACAATAAAATGGATTCTAAAAAATTCATATCAAATAACCCCCATTACCTATATTATACCAAACTTACAATAGGATTGACAAAGGCTTTTTTTATTTAATCAAATCAACTACTTAGAAAGCAAAATTTTGTTGATCGTGAGTGGTAAGTGTGACGATATGGCCTCTTTTGCTTTCTTGAGTAGTGTTTCTCCGGTAGGAGATTCCAAGAATTGCTTGAACTCGCTTGGACTATATCCATCATCTAGTCTATTCATACTAAAAACTATCAACAACATATCGAGAGCCATCATTTCGACGCGGCTCTCGAAGGAGGGAATTTCGCTCTCGTCGAACGAATCGGTTTCTGTGATAGGAGAAAACGATTTCTTAATTCCTAGTATTTTTTGATCGTATTGGTAAACTATTTCTTGGGTAGATCTTTTCATAATATAGACTCAAAATATGGCTTCAATTGTTCCGGTGTTTCGGGCAATGGAAATAATGAAATTACTAAAACATCACAATAAGAAACCGAACCGAGCTTAGTGTGGTAGCCTTTATTTTCCAGGTCATTAATGATATTATTCAACTCTTTTTTCATTTCTGGATGAATCAAGAAAACAGAGTCAATTCTGACGGCGGTATAATTTCCTTCGAGGCGCTGCATTACTGACATGCCACTTATAATCATCTTTATCAAATCTTTCAGATTGTCTGCAAAAACATCTTTTGATTGACTTAATATTTCTGTCACCGAAGGAATACTGTTTTTCAATTCTTGCGGATCCAGTGACGGCGGACAAGCAACTTCGATAGTATCTACAAATGAAAATTTTGTCTTTATTTCCTTTGATATGGTGTTTTTTTGTTCATTGTTTAGCTGGTCTTTGAATTTTAGTGTTAGTTTTACATAAGGCTCACTGGAATAATTGAAATAATTAAAATTAATATCAGCAGAAATCAGAAGACCTGTGTTAATTAATTCGCCAATTTCTTTTTGTAGCTCGCCTATTTCTTCGTATGATGTTTTCATGTTTATGATATTAATTCATCGAGAATATGAACATTGAATTCTATCTTTCGTGTGACCTTGCCTAAGACTAAGGCTTTTTCTTTTTCGAGAGGCACAACAACTTTTGAATATGTATTTTTGCATAATGTATGCAATTTCATATATAAAATATGAAATGTATCAAACTTAAGTGGCTTTGTCAAGACAGTAATATGAAATAACCTACATTTCCATTTTTGTCCTGCATCGAAGGTTAAGATACATTGGTCATTCACTAAAGATCTTCTTACCGACTCTATTAAATCATCGGCAAAACAATCTGATAATTCTTTGAGAAATTTTTTACCACAAATTATATTCTGATCAGATGCCATAAAGCTGAAATTAAAATGAAAGCTATCATTATGTAATGCAGAAGAGAGAGTTTTATTTGTTTTATTCCGGGCTTATCTAGTGAAATGTGTAATGTTTTATTGTTCAGATGATCGGTTCCCCAATGATAAAAATATCCTTTCTCTCTCAGTTCTTCTAAGAGTGGTAAAATGTCTTTTTTAGAGAGAAAATTTAGCCATTTGTGAGAAATGGAAATATGGTTATTATACAAAAGATCATTCAATGATGATCTTATTTGTCTCCTCAGTTCGTCCAATTTTATTTTGGAATTGTCCTCTTTGGCTTTTTTTATCTTATCGACTGATGGAAAATCGTTGTCGATTAACGCACACAATAAAATTCTATCTGTTTTTTCTATTTCTTCTTGCACAAAGGTTATGTGATGATAATCAGTTTCCAGCATAGATTTTAGTTTCTCGATTTTTGCCCAGAGAGTGGCACTATATGGAACTGTTATCTGATAAATTTTGATTACATCATTTTTGATTTTATCGAACTGTGGCGTGCAGATAGGACTGCTTGCACCAGGAACATCCGGCTGATAAAAATAATCATAATAATTGATGATGGCGCCATCATTTTTTGCCTCTTCGAGAGATTCTAAGAAAAGAGAATCTTCCAGTCGATAATTTTTATTATCGAATTTATCAAAAAGTGACATTACAATAAATTTTTGGATCTCACATATAGAGTGACTTGAGTCAAGCCCGAACCATTGGTCTTAGTCTTACTTGCATACCTGAGGCTGAGAGTCTCGAACTTACTCAATTCCGCTTTAACCTTATCGACGAATTTCTGTGCATTAGCTTCTGGAATGCTTCTCGTGACGATCTTAATGCCTTTTCTTGCGTCGTGAATTTCCCCAACTTCTACCTGAACCTCCTCTACTGAGACATATTGGCCTGCTTGTAGTGCTTGATTGGCTGCATGTAAGTACGAATAGTATTCTCTTTCTTCTTTTGATTTCTGTTCCATCAGACGTCTCCATTTTCTATAGATTTTATCACTTCATATGGTGTAATAGCAGTCCTATAAAATTCCTGCTTACAACATTCTAGCATACCTATGATTGCATTATAGTCTTCGTAGCGCAAATTATTTCCTGTTGCCTTTCTGTATGTATCTTTGATTAGCTTGGTCAGAATGAAATTTAAATTTCCTGGAATTTCATTTTTCGGCGATTGTGATACGCTATCAGATAATTGATTCACTGAGTCGAGAAAGGGTTCTCTATTTTCTTTTCTTATATACGGCATCATCGTCTCCATAATTATCTTTCAATGCTTCACAGATATAATCGGCAATCGTCTTTTTTGCAGAATAGATATTTTTACTAGGCAGTCCTAGTCTATCCAACATCATTCTGGAATAATAAGTTGCCGATTCTTTGCCAGCAAAATCAACCGACTCAAACGTAAAGCTGCGGTGATTTTTCATTTTGGTGTAGTAATCGCCGATAGCGTTAGCTTTCCATTTGCCTATTACAACTTCTACACCCAGTCCTGGATACCTTCCAGAGGCGGTTCCTAACAATACTGCGGTGTCACTATTATAAGATTTAAACAAGACTGAATCTTGATCATATTTTTTCCCTGCTTTGAATAGAAAATCTTTCAGTTTACCTGTTGATTCTGGATTGGCAGCAATCAAAAACGATTTTTCAGCAACAGGCCTCTTGTTTCCTTTTCCGTCATCCTCGATATAGTATCCAGCTACAGGAACAAATCCAAATCCTGCTGACCGAATGTCATTCGCGAGTGCTTTAGTATTAAATTCGTTGCGCCTCTTTGCTTCTTCTGCTGTCTCGGTATCTTTCTTTCCTCTCGAAGCAGAAATCATTCCTATACTCTTTTCTTGAGTATATTGGTACATCCTTGCCAGATTTATTTCATTCAGTAAATGTTTTTTAAATTTCTTGAGCATAATCAATTAAATTGAGAAAATTTTCGTCTTTATTATTTATTTGTTCTGGATGAACTATGATTACACTCAAACCCAACTTCCGGGCGTGTTCAATCTCTGCTTGAACACCAACAGATTCTTCCCATCCGTCTAGTGCAAGAACAATCAAACCGTCCATTCTCTCTATAAAAGTCTCATCGAACGATTTCCAAAATTCCCAATCGCCCCTAATACCCAATTCAACCCATGAGCCGTTATATGCGATAGGAGAAAATACGAAAATTCCCATATTGAGCAATTTAATGCTATATTCTATGGCTTTATTTGTTCTTTCAATTTCGATATTTCGGTCTTTTGACGAAAAGGGACTAGCCAAATAATATATCTTATGTTTCATATAGTTTTTAATAACATGCCAACAATCATTATCCCTATGATTATATAAAATATAGCACAGAAAAAACTAATATAAAAATATATTTTATAATTATTGGTGGATGTCTCGTGCCAGCCGTCTCGCATCATTTTGGATAAAAGTGCGAAGTGAGCTTCAAATCCAAAAACCATCAGAATAAGTATAGTTATACCGAAAAGTTTCGCAAACACTATTTGTCCAATTTACTAAGTAATGCTAAAGTTTTCTCGTCTAGGTCTTCTTCCATTGCAGTCAATTCATCGATCCATGATTGTTCTTGCAATGTTTCTTTGATTTCTTTTTTATGCTTTTTCTTCCTCAGATGAATATCCGAGGGCTTAATCTTTTCTTTATTCATGTTCCGGTAACAGCTCTATTTTCTCCTTTTGTTGCAATGTGTCTTCTAGTGCAATAATTCTGTCTCCCATTTGCATTATGACATCTCGCATTATCTCTACTTGTTTATATATTTCTGGTTTGGTAACAAGTATATGAGGTATTATTTCTATTTGAAGTTCCTCGGGTATTACTAAAACATTCACCCCAATATCTTTTCCCCATTCTTTTGCTTGACTGGATAATATAGCAACCTCTTGTGAATTCAATTTAGCTGGATATCTGAAAACAACACATCCAGCTTCTTGGATCTTTAACAGATCCACTCCACACGATTTCATCACTTCTTCAAATCTCATATTACTTTATATTTTTATATTCTTCAACCGGATCTCTATGTTCTATATTACTAAAGAATGTATCTTTAATCAACTCTAAATTCATTTTATATGACGTGGGCTTAATTTCATGAGATACGCCGAGGACGAGATATTTTCCCTGAAAATATGCACTTAATTCTTCTGGATTTTCCTTACTGGTTTTACCGAGCATTTCGGGCATCAGGAAATTTATCACATCTCCTGCCCTTATTCGCGGATCTCCAGACATTGTGACCTTGACTGAATTTTTTAAAATTTGCGCTTTTTGCGAATCGCGAGCCAGTTTTACTTCTTCTAAAAAAGTGGGAAAAATTTCTTCATCTGCTGAGAAATTGGCATTGGTGTTTTGTTCGCTATTAGTTATAATAAGTTTTTGAATTGCCTGTTTAGCACCGGCATATCTACTATTTTCCGTGAATGGCTTTGACCGATCAATGTGAACTTGTTTATCGAAATTATCCTTCAGGCTATATTCTGTCTTTTTATATTTTTTTCTCAGCGGATCTATAGTAATTAATGTTCCTCCTCCTTCGCCACTCTGAATCGAGGCAAGAACATCAAAAGGCGACTCATTATGAAAATAATCTATATTATAGATATCTTTTTCTATTTGCTTGTCGCGAGGTCCTTGACCAGACCCATCATCAAAAGAATTTTTTACATCAAAACGTATATCAATTTTCGGAGATCTTTGAAATAATTTACTGACGGTGGTGAAGTAATATCTGTCGGTATCTTCATAATAACAGAAAAACGAACCATTAGGAATTCCATTGGTGCTCTCTGCACTCAGTGCTCGATGTGCAATTTTCTTGATTGCCGTTATTGGCCTTTCGTTCTGAATCAGATAATTCATCTGATGCATTGTTTTTTCAACTTCAATCGGCTTATGTGTAATATATTGATTGTGAATTTCTTCAACAATGTCAGAGTATAGTTTTCCTTTGTATGCCGAAAATACTCTCTGTGTCGTGTTTTTGAACGCACCTTCCGAGATGTAGTTGAGAGTGTAAATTTGACGTTTTCTTGATCCCTGATCTTGATTTCTTCCGGTCATTGCATAGATCCACATCTCAAAATCTAATGAGGGCAATAACCGTCCTGCTTCGCCGGCTCGTGCGGTTTCGTCTTGTCTCGTAAACGATGCTCTTATCTTTTCTTCGCCTATGAGCGGCAGCAATGAATAATAATCTACCGCATCAACAACGGTGATCGATCCGTGAGGAAGGGTGAAAATCGACTCTTCGTATGTGACCTTAGCAAAATGACCCAAGAAACTATATGTTTGTCCATTATATGCAATTATGTCGAGATAATTCAAGACATAATCATATTCTCCGCGAATTTCTTCTCCAGGAGTACCACGAGTGCTTCCAGTAAAAGATTGCTTTGAGTCAAATGCTACCATGATTAGCGAAAGAGGTTTTTAAATTCGTTTGAAATTTGTCTTAGGTAAAAAGCATCAACAATAACGATATTTCTTTTGGCCTCATTTAAATTAAATTCGTGCTCATATACACTAACAGCTCTTTTTCTGGATGCGGGAATACTATTGTCCAAAAATGTAGTTTCATCTATTACATATGTATCATCTAAAAGGTAATGATGCGGTTTCTCGCTCAGGCTTTTAGTTTTACTAACACTGCCGTACTTACTCATCAGATAAAAATAAAACTCGTCTGTTTTTTTAGGCCAGTCATGTACTGGATGAAAAATATTATTTGCGTAATATATTATCCATGTGTAGTCTGGATTTCCATAATATTTGGTGGCTATTACGTCGGCTCGATCTCCATCTGCTATAGTGTATTGATAATAGAGAGCATTTTGACTCTTGACATAATCTCTTACCTTTCCTCTGACGAGAAGATTAACTGCATGATTATCAGAATATTCTATTCTAGGAAAATATTTGAAGTGTATCATTAGTAACCCTGTTCTACTCTTTCTCTTGTAAGAACTTCCATTTCTTTGAATTGTAGGTTCATATTAATTTGAACGGGCGCTCCGGTTTCATCGAAAAATACAGGTATTCCCGATCCTCCATATTCTACTGTCATATCTGTTAATACTGATGTTGATATATTAAACATAGTATCAGCAGGCGTTCGTAGAACTATATCAAAGTTATCGGGATAATTCCACCATCTAGTTGGCTCTTGTTTGGGAACACTTGGATGCATAGCTTTTTTAAATTCATTTATAATTTTTTGAATTGTCACGCTCTCCTCTCGACTTCTGGCCATCATCTGAAAGTCAAATGAAAAGGTTCTAAACTGAACTCCCTTGAACATTAGTGCCATGTGCGGATTGACCGTGCGACCTTCTATTACTTGAAATTCTTGTCCGAAATTTGATCCGGCAACGTAATCAAGCGCGTCAAGAAGGTATTGCGGAGCTGACGTTTTCATTAGTGCACCAATATTCCTCTCGGCCATAGCAGAAAGAGCGTTGGATACATCATATCCGAAAGATTTATACTGTGCCAAAGTCATTTGAATGTCTTCCCACTGCGATCCATAATTAACTTTGATTGAGGGGGGCATGTATAAAGCAATCTTCGCTTTAGGCTCTTTGGCTCTAGCAACACCATCTTTGATAAAAAAAAGTATGTATGCTTCCGTACCAGGACTAAATAAGTCCTCTGGATATATCAAATTGTTGTTTTTGGTTGGTTGTGCGACCAAATTTTTGAAAAATGTAAAGTAGCTCATGAAAAGTAGATATAAGCCGTTAAACTACAAAAAATACATAGGCAATCCAGCTAACATATACTATAGATCAAGCTGGGAGTTTGCCGTCATGAGATATTTAGATACATCCTCGACGGTTGAACTCTGGTCCTCTGAAGAATTTACAGTAAAATACCTATGTCCTACCGATAACCGCCTACATACATATTATATTGATTTTTTCGTAAAATTTTCTAATGGCACATCATGGCTCATTGAGCTAAAACCTAAAAATCAGGTAGAAAAACCCAAAAAAACCAAACGGAAAAGAGAGAAAACATATTTGACTGAAGTAAAAACATATCTCAAAAATCAGGCTAAATGGTCAGCGGCACATCACTATGCAGAAAAGCAGGGTTGGAAATTTGTCATTTGGACCGAAGATACTCTAAAAAAGTTAGGTATATTGGTGATAAATAGCTAATGAAAAATCTTCAACTATTTCATAGACTGGTAGAAAAATCTATCAAGGAAAAAACCATCGATAAGCGAACAGAAGACAGCTTAAATTGGTATCGCAAGAAAGTTAGTGCTTTCTGGGGCGATAAGAATTATGTCAATCCGGCTTCGGTTTTTGGAAGAAAAGCAAAAGATAAATTTTCTGGAATTATGCCCGGAATGTTTTATGCGTTCAAATATGATCCTGTTGGTAAAACAACATTACCATATTATGATAAGTTTCCTCTAATTTTATGTTTAAAAAAAGTTGAGAGAGGTTTTTTAGGATTAAATTTTCATTATTTGAGTCCGAAGGATCGAGCATATTTTATGGATAAGTTATATAGATATCGACATTTTGACGAAGATCTCGGAGAGGTAATAAATATATCATATGAAGAACTCAAAAAAAAATTTTCTCTTCGGCACTACAAAGCGTGTATTAAACGATATAGATTCGGTCACATAAAAAATATGTTTATGCAAATTCATGGATATGAGTGGAAAGTCGCTCTATTTTTGCCTAGTGATGTTTTTAATGCTCCCAGATCTGTTGTCTGGAAAGATTCTAAAGAAATAAGTAAATGACACTACCAATAAGCGTATTAAAAACCACTCTAAATGCTCTTGGCGGTCCGGCCCAGCCCTGTCATTATCAGGTTATAATTACTCCTCCATTGGGAATGTTAGCGGGACTTTCTGGCATTTCTAGTTCTGGAGGTTTTCTCGGTTCTGTTGCTGGCGGTATTCTAGGTCTTGCTGGTGCTGCAAATGTTAGCATCATGGCAACAGAAGTATCTTTGCCTGGCAGATCTCTAGCAACTCAGCCGTTTAGTATGTATGGAACAACTCGAAAAATGCCTTATGCTGCTATATATGATGATTTAATGATCACCTTTTTATGTTCTAATAGTATGGTGGAGCGAGCGTTTTTTGATGTTTGGTTTTCGTATATTATGAACCCCAGACGACAATATATGCACTACTACAAGGATTATGTTTCCACGATTGCAGTAATAAAATTGGCACCAGATCCGATATATTCTGGGGTATCGGCATCCTTGGCTAACTACGCATTTCTCGAAGCATATCCACTCAGCATCGAAACTCAAAATTTAAGTTATGATTCCGACGGATTGTTGACTGTTACTGTTAATTTCGCGTATCGTAGATGGACTACCGCAATCGAAACGGCAGTGGGATTTTTTTCTGCTTCTCCTGCTGCCACTGATGCAACTCAAGCCTTTGAACAAGGATTCAAAGATACAGTTAATAACGATAAGAGTGTTGTGACTGATCTAAGAAAGAGTTATGATCAAATAAAATCATCACTGGGAAATTCTATTGGACAATTGGGAGATTTGATCACAAAATTCAATCCGTTTTAGCACTATATATTGATGAGGTTATAGATTATGGCATTACCGAAAATATCCACACCAACATTTGAGGCTGAGATTCCCTCTCTAAAAAGAAGGATAACCATGCGTCCGTTTTTAGTTAAAGAGGAAAAAATACTATTATTAGCTGTAAAGTCTGATGATGTCGAAGAATACGTAAGGGCAACGAAACAAATTATCAGAAATTGTATAATAGATGAAGATGTTGATGTTGAGAAATTTCAAATCTATGACATAGAATATCTTCTTCTTCAGCTTAGAATAAACTCTGTCGGAGAATTTCTCACATTAAAATTTCATCCACGAAAAAATACAGATTGTGTAGAGTGCTCCAAAGAAAGAGAGGTTAAGATCTCTCTAAAAGATGCCAAGGTCGAAGCGGAAGAAAATCACAGCAATAAAATTCAATTATCCGATAACCTCGGCATTATAATGAGGGCGCCAAGCATAAAGATATTAACTCAGATTGAAAAAGCAAGAATAGAAAATAATATAGATATACTATTTTCAGTTATCTGGAGTTGCATAGAGTCTTTTTATACATCCGATGAATTATATTCGACTGCGGACGAAAATGTAGAAAAAGGAATTGAATTTCTCGAAAGTCTATTGCCAGATCAGTTTGCAAAGATCGAAAATTTCTTCAAGACCATGCCTACTGTTAGGCAACATGTTTTGGTGAAGTGTTCGACATGTGATTTTCAGTTTACACATACACTATCAGGAATATCCGATTTTTTCGACTAGTGCTGAGTCACAACACGATTGAAAGTTATTACATAAATCAATTCGTACTGGCTCAGCACCACAAATATAGCATAGCAGATATAGAAAATTTGATTCCATTTGAATTGGATTACTACATAACAATGCTACAGAATTACCTAAAAGAACTCGAAGAACAATCCAAACAAAAGAGATAAATAAGCGGATGACTTCGAAAAATTTAGAAAAAGCAAAAGAGCAATCAAAAATAGAAGCTATTCTTGGCTCCAATCGCTGGCGGCATCGCAGACGCATGGCATACACATCACTGATTGCTATGTTGGTTGTAACATATTGGTGCATGTTTGAAGTATCAGAAGAGAGACTGAAATTACTCGATCAAATTATAACTTGGTTCTATACTATCATGGGAGCCATAGTCACCGGATATCTCGGTTTCGCAACTATTGACGATAAATGGAAAGAATCTAAAAAAGATGGCCCGAGACAGTAATTTAGAAAAAATTCTAGCTCAAGAAATGAGAAAAAATCTCGATGAACGAGAGGCTATCTATTATGGACTTGACAGTGAACTTAACCAAGGAAGCTCGGAAATAGGCAACCAGATAAATTCTATTCTAAAAGATGTGGTAAGGGGTGCCGATAAAACCACTCTTGAAGCTCTCAGGCTCAGAAAACAACGATTAGAGCAAGCAAGAAAAGTTTTAGATTCCGCAAATCTTCAAGAAGAAGAAATGCTAAAATTAAATGAGAATATTGCTAGGGTACAAGAAGCAATCACCCGAGACATACAACAACGAACCTCAATTTTCACAAAAGCTCGCGCTGCAATAACAAAATCTGCGTTTGGTTTCGGTGCATTACTGGTCGCAGTCAGCAAAGGAGATCCATTGGTAGCGTTCGGAGCTAGTCTTTTGGGAAATTATGTTAAATCCAGAAAAGAAAAAAAACTACAACAAGAATCGGAGAGAAGAGAAACACTAAGATCTGATTTAGAGGGATTTTCTGGAGCTGCCGCCAAAGATTTAATGTCAGAGTCAAAGCCATTATTAATTGAACCATCTTCATACGGAGAAGATTTATTTGAACGGCCCCTAAGAAACAGATCAGAAGAAAGCGATAATAGCATTATTGAAATATTGGCTTTGCTGCTAACAACAAATCAAAAAATGCTTACAGTGCAAGAAGATATTCTTGCGGCAAATGAATTGATGTTAGAAATGCAAAACCTCGATATTCAAAGAAAGCGACGAGGAGATATAGAATCGGAACTAGAATCTAGGTATAGTAGCAGCGGCAAAATATTTGCGTTACCTACAGCAGAGACATCAAAAAAGGGCGGAATCCTAAAAAACATTGGCGGAGTAGTCCAAGCGATTGGGGGGGCGGTGGGAGGTATTGGTACCGGAATATTAGGCGGTCTTTTAGGAGTGCTCGGTTTAAAGGGTTTGGTATCTGGTGGTGCGGGATTAGCAAAAGTGCTGAAACTAAGCAATTTAGGAAAATTCGGAGGATTAGTTGCAAGAGGAGCAAGTGCCCCTGTTGCTCTTGCGACGCTCATATTGGGTGCTAGTTATGATATTTTTTCTTCTTTATTTTCAAAAGGAGATCTGAGCAAAAGCAAAATTTTTCAATTTATCAACGGAGCCGAAGATTTTCTCATAGGAAAGATGGGCGGCATATCTGAATCTGCCAAAGAAGAGGCTCAGAGAGCAAGAGGATTGTTGGGTTTTCCGTTTGTTGGTGTTTTGGTGGGCGGAGTAATCGGCGGCATCAAGGACATGTTAGTACACCTATGGACTGGCACCCAAGAAAAACTTAGCAACAGTCAATATGTACAGGATAGCGTTGGATTTATATTCGAAGATGTGGCGGGATTTTTTAAAGGTCTAATTGAAGGATTTTTTAATGGGGTAAAATCTCTCGCAGAGGGAGTTTTCGGATACATTCCCGGATTCAAAGAAAAAGTAGATTCTATAACTGTCCGACTAAAGGATGCCATTCTTCCCGATGCACTAAAGCCGTCAGATACTTTAACTGCGGATGAAATATATCGAGATAGATTAATAAAAGAGATGGATAAAGCCGATAGTAATAAAGGAGAATATGCATCACTGAGTCAAGATGAAAAAGATGCATTGTTGCGACAAAAAAATCAAGAATTTCTTGCTCAAAAAGAAAAGATAAAAAATCGAATTAAGAAACTCAATTATAATACGAAAGAAAATCGTTCACAGCCGAGTTTAAGCAAACAAGACAACGAAACTATATTGTTGAATGAGATTGCTGCCGCAGGAATTACAGATCCAGTAGAAATAGCAGCGCTTATGGCACAAGCAGCACACGAATCTGGTAACTTTAAGTACATGAAGGAAATTCCATCGGCAAAAAGCGGTCTTAATTTTGAAAATTATGATTTTAAAGGCAAGGGAAGTTTGGGTAATATGGGAGCGGGCGATGGAGCAAAGTATCGCGGCAGAGGACATTTACAAATAACCGGCAGAGACAACTACACACGAATTGGAAAAATGATTGGCATTGATTTAGAAAACCACCCTGAACTATTAGAAGACCCCGTAATAGCAGCGAAAGCGTCTGTCGCATACTGGAAAATGCGAGTATCGCCTAATGTTAGCGATTTTTCCGATGTTGGTAGAGTCACTAAATTAATTCAAGGAACGAGCACCGATGCAATAGAGCGAAGAACTCGCAAATTTCGTGAATATTCAGCTAAACTAGGAGCCGATTCGCCTCTACAACTCGCTGCAAATTATATGCCGGCGCTCAAAAGAAGTATTGATTTGAAAAATATGAGTTCCGGAAATAAATCATCGAATCAATCCGGACCAGTTACGGTGATAGATAACAAAAAAATTGTTAATCAAAACATAAATCAAGCATCCGGCGGAGTTAATGCTCAAACTCCGCCGGTTGTCAGTTCTTTGTCGCCATCTGCTATCGGTGCGATAAGCTAGGATTTGGCAAGTTTCTTCAGATAAGAAAGATCATCATCCTCGTCTAAATCGGTATCAGGGAATGATTCCATATCTTCTTCGTCTTCTATCGATGAGGCAACTTGTCTGACATTAGAAGAAGCTATAGGCGGAACAGAAGAACCAACCGGCATGCCGCCCGACAATCCTAGAACTTTATCTAATCTTGCTTTCAGTTCATCGTAGCTTTTAAATGTCTCAGGAGCAACCAATTCTTTCAGTGAATACTCAGTTTTCCATAGAGCATCAATCTGATCGTCATCGCCTCCAAACAGTGCAGATGGCTTTGAAAAAGACGAATCTGCATAAGAAATATACCCGTCAACTTTCGATGCTTTCAGTTTGAAATTTGCACCAGTCCACGGGCAGAAAGGATTAATCGGTTCAATTTCATCAATGCCGTCCGATTGAGGATACATAACTTGCTCAAGTTTATCAAAGATTTTCTTGCCAAACTTGAAAAGAAATACTTTTCCTTCGTTTTCAGGAGCGGCAGGATCTTTCACTACGAGAATATTAGCAATATAGCTTAACTTGCGTTTCTGTTTTCGCGCCACTTCTTTATCAGCATCAGAACCTTTCCACAATCGTGCGTTTAACTCAGAAACAGGATCAGGAAGAGAAAGTGTGGTAAGAGATCGTTCGATATAATATCCACCCGGACCTTTGAAATGATGCTCGAATAGTCTAACGAATGGAAGGTTTTCCCCTTCGGGCGCAGGAAGGAATCGAATCACTGCTGCACCAACATCAGTCTTATCTCTTTTTAAAGACCAGAATCTATCATCTTGAAATTTATTATCTTCTCCGGATTTGCCCTTGATTTTTTCGAGTTGCTCTTGCAGCGCACTGATGCCTGCCAAACCTTTTTGTTGCTTCAATTTACTTAATGACATATGTATTCTCCATTCTATTGTTGTATAATATCACGTTCAGTTTCGCTTTGCAAAAAAATTTTTTTCATCACCTCTTTCATTCTCTCAATTTCGTCGGATGAAAGATTTAAAAATGGCGTCAGTTTTAAACATTTATGTTTATATGATTTCCATAATTTACCGTTAGTTCCAGACAAGTTTTTGTCAAACTTAGGGAAAAAATTCAATATTTCATTCATGATGATAAAACTTTCAATTTTGATATTTCCGTGTTTTACCATCCAGAAAATGGGAGGAATGTCATCATAGAAACTAAAGAGTGAATCAAATGTATCATACACTGTATGAGTATCCAAAAAATTCTTGATATACTGCATGTCTTGCTTGAAACGATATAGTCTGGCTTGATTGTATTTGCGCCATAGTATCATATTATTGTGAGCATGTTCTTCTCTCAGTTCTGATATATAACAAGCTGGATGATACATGAAATTAGAAACAAATAAATCTAATATATCTTTTTTGCTATATTTTCTGGCAATTGCCTCGAAGTATCCTTTGTCATGTCGTTTTTCGTATGTTGATAGTTTAACGGGACGTAGACCGTTAGCAGTTTTGAAATGATCGTAGTGCTCCTTATTGAAATGGAGCTTTATTGAAAGATACATTCTATAGACATCATACCCTGTCATTTTAGTGGCAGTTTCGCGTGTTTTTTCCCTCGATTGATCAAATTTAATTCTGTTGCCTCAACTTCCAGTTTATGTTTTATTGGTTTCGATAGAAGTCTGCCTATCGTATCAACTTCTATTTTCGCTTCAGCGCAATAGTGCATTATGGCATCTAGATATGAAATATTTAATTTACTGACCAGTCTTTCTATTTCATCCGAAAAACTTTGTTGTGTGTGTAATTTTAGGGACATCTTACGCTATTAGTGATTGCTCTTTCAACAATTTCAATAAATCTTCATCGCTCATATATCCTCCAAGATCGAATTCGTGCTTTTCGGTTTGAAAGATTGTCTGATCGTCTTTAATAAAATTTAGTTTACCATATCTATACGATAAAACAATTTTTTCTTCATTTGATGTAAGAGCTGTCCATTCGCTCGGGAAGCCGATATTTGTCCTAGATATTGTTTCTAATTTAACTTTAATCATGATAGAAATCGTCCTCAAGTAAATCTTCTTCTTTGAGTACAGCAACTAGATCTTCATGTGTCATAAAATTTGAAAAAGTATCTTGACTGATTCTGCCTGCAAAAATTATATGACCGTCATCTGGATTTTCTAGTCTGTTGTTTATTTCGTTAGAAAGATATATGATTAGGCTTCCGTGTTGATATATGATTCGTATAAAATGTCCAGTATGCACTTGGCCGAGCCAAATACTAGGATTAGAGAAATTAATTCTCATCAATTTCTCAGGATTAATTCTAATCATAGATCCAATTCTGATCTGAATCCAATAAAAACAGGGAATCTTGGCAAATCGAGCATACCAAGTTCCTGATACTTATACTTTATAATCTTATTTAGATATTTTTCTTTATTTGTCCATATCTCTTTACGAAGATCGTCGTCGAAACCCGAACCTATATTAAAAACTTGTCCTGTTTTGATATTTTTCACAACGAGCGCGCCGAGCGTGTCAGATGCAACTAAGCCATCTTTTTTGCTGGATCTTTTTGACAATCCCAGTTCGTCTTTTTCTTTCTCGTTTGTGTTTTTGAATCTCTCTTCAAATCCAATTACTTCTGCTTCATCGTCTTTAAATCTTTTCAATTTAAGTAGTATCTGTTCACGAAGAGTCGATCTGCCGCATTTATATCTGCCCTTCGGACATCTAATCATAACTCCTTCATAGCCCATGGAAAGATATTTTTCTTCTATCTTCAGCAACTCTTCTTGGTTTTCTATCAGAACAGAAGGGACCAATTTGATCCTAGAGTCGGCAATCGAAGAATACCAGTTTTCTAATGACTTCAATCTATTTTCATATGAAACATCGAGACTATCCTGAACATAATCAAAAGCATGAAATGTGAAATCTGGTTCTCCATCAAAACTCATAATTTTTGATTGTATGTCTTGAAAAGATCCTGATGACATTACTTCGCCATCAATGCCATCGGGCAGTATAGTTTCTAACTGCTTTCTCACGAACCTATTCGGAAGGTCTTTGAATTTTCTTGTGACTGCCTTTCCGTTTACTTTAAGGACTCTAATTCCATCTAACTTTGGTGTAACTATAACTGGAAATCTCAACAAACTTACATCTTCCAAAGTTTCTGCTAACAAGGGACGAGTTATCACGGCAGAAAAATCCCCCCTTTCGATTGCTTCAATTTTTTATTTTTAATTTTATCGGCAAATTCTTTTCTTTTTGCTATTTCACTGCTAGTAAAGTCTTTGTCTACTAGAAGTCCTGGCTGAGATTTTCTGTCTAACTCTTCGATTATTTTTTCTTCGGGTATGGGCGGCTCGTATGTTGCATTTACCGACATCACATCTTCTACTATTTCTAAAACATCACACCTACCATCTTCTAGGTTAGATAATTCCTCTAAATCTTTTTTTTCGTCGATTAATGTCCAGGGAACAAGCCAGTTTTTCTCTCCGTCAATTATTTCTACCAGAGGAAGATTCTTCTCCTTGAATCTCTTAATCTTTCTTTTTTTTACAAAATCGAATATAAATTTCCATCTAGTTTCAAATAAAACTAATTCATCAGGAAAAAATGCCGAAATTTTATATGTTATAAGTCTATATTTTTTCATACTCAATTTTTAGGCTGGCAAGGTAGGACTCGAACCTACAACCGTCGCATTAACAGTGCGCTACTCTGCCATTGAGTTACTTGCCAATAATTCCTTTAATATTTTTTGGTTGTTTCAATTTCATGGAGAGCTCACGATATCCATTGGCTGTCCATCCCAATAATTCTAATTCGTCTTTTACCCTGACCGTGAGCATGCCCTCGGCTCCCCGAAGATACCAATCCAAATAATCTTCATCATACTTCGGTTTTCTTAAATCCGCAACAAGTCCCGCTGCCGATCTCCAGGAAAGAGACGCTTGGTGAGTTTTTGGCAGATCTTTTCTCGTATATTGAATATTACACATAGCAGAATATAATTCTGCTGCAAATGTCTCATCAAGCACTAGTTTCCTGATTCTCTGAGAGTTAGTTAAATCCTCGATAAATTGCTGGGTGATGTCAAGAACGTCGCTCATATCAATTATAGTATCATATAACATCAGCATTTAGCAAATAAAAAAGCACGAACAACTAAAAACCCGAAAAGGAATTTATGCGCTACTTCCTGTCCCGTTTTAGTTGTTTGTGCTGCGCTAAAGCTAGTTATTTACCATTATTTTTCTTTCACGTCAACTTTTTATGATCGTCTAATGCTTTTTTTAAGACTTTAATCTCAGATTTGGATATTTCTCCATCGGAAATTATTTTATTGACAGTTTTCAATAGTTTAAGATAATGGTATTTTTCAAGAAGTTTATAAATTACATTTCCAGGAAGATAACTATTAGTTCCGTATGTTCTTATTTCTTCGGGTGTCAAAGTTTTATTATATGCATCTTCGCGTTTGGTCTTTATGTCATCATAAATCGCACTAATTTCTTCTGCATTTAGTTCCATATCTTCGATTGTCTGCTTTAACCTCTGTTTCAGTTGTCTTGCATCTGCATCGGTCATATTTTTTATGGACTCGTAATCGAATAAAACATCATCTAATCGATCTGCAAGTAAATCGATTGCTTTAACTTTGTCGGCGTAATCTTGTAAATATAACTCTATCGAAAATTTTATATCTTTCGGTTTTTTGATAAACTCGTTATTTTTAATATCAAAAGATGCGTCAGCGGCTTCTGTTTTTCTTCTTTCATATTCTTTTGCATCATTCATAATAAAATAGTTAATGGGATAGGGCGTATTTTTATATTTTTTCCCTGATATTTTAGAAGTTATTTTTTTACTCTTCTCTAAGTCTTTTTCGGCTACAAGAACCGTGACATCTATATCACTATTTTCATCATATCTAAGAGTTAATATACTTCCAAGAAGTACATAGTCAAGTACCTTAACTTCAGCTACCAGCGGAGCCATTCTTTTAAGAATTTCATCACGTAAGTCGTCTTTTAATTTTGGATTAACCGCATTGGGGTCTTCGAATATATCAGGCGAAAGACTATCTTGCCTTTGACTTATTATAGACTCTTCGATGTAAGTACTAAATCGTTTCATTTTTCCGGTCGCACTATATTTAGCTAAAGGGGAGAGCGAGCTACGGGCACTTAAATGCACTATTGCGGCTGAATATCAGATGTCGATTTCTAAATGCTATATTACTAATAGGACATCTTCACAATTATCTCAACTCTAATCTGCTATGTACATCTTTAACAACAATAAAATCTTTGCCCATAACTTTGCATGGGACCTCTATTCCATCAATAAAAGCAGTGAATGACACGGATATTGGAGCCTTGTTTTCAAAATCTTTGGGAAACCCACCCGGCTTGAAATTGAATCTACCAAATTTATGATTGGGCAAACGATTGCCTCTGAGGTGACCTCCCTCATTGAAAGTTGTCTTGATCTTTATATTTTTGCCGTTTTTGTCAACGAACTTAATTCTTACATCGCGGGCTCTCAGCGTATCAGAACTCACAGAAACTACCACCCCCTTGGGAAAAGTATCAGAATCTGGCTTCCATAAAAAAGAAGTGATAACCGGAATGGTTGATTTTTCCGGCTCCTCTAACGTCACCTCTGATTTTGGACTTTCGGTTGGTTTGACCGGTTCAGGCTTAGGCTTTGGTTCAGTAGCTTTTTCAGTTGATTTGCGAAAAAGTTTTTCTAACAATTCTTTAATTGCTGACAATATCTCGTTCATAATTGCTCATTATAAATGCGATCCGAATACTATATTATATATCAGTTGATGTAGATTGTTCTTTTGAAGTGAAATAATTTTTCATTGCATCTAGGCTCTCATCTGACAATTTCGGGCGGTCGTCTCGTCCTGTCTTTCTGAGGCTAAAAGCCAACAAAAAAAATATACAGCAGCCAGCATGAGCCAGATGGGATAATCCGGTTTCCTCGTCTTTGTCTTGACCCTGAAACCAGAGTGTTAAATGTCTCTGTAATGCACCAAAAACTCTGGACCAATCAAAGCCCAATTCCCAGTTCCTGGCATTATATTTCTTTGCACCAAATGTTAATACTTTTGCAATTTCAGTTACAGAATCCCATGGAACCAGATCCATCCTAATTTTATTCTGATCGTATTTTATTCCTTCTTTTTTATCACTCATATCAATCCAGCTTTCATTCTAGCAAGCAAATACTCTTTTACAAATCCCGAACGAACTATATCTTCTATATCAAAGTCGACTATATCAAAACTTTTCATATAATTAGCACAAATTAATAATGAAAGCAAGCCGGACGTCTGCGATTTTTTTCCCAGATGCTTTAGGTCGTCTTGATATGTATCACCACAAACAATAATTCTTGTATTATGTCCTACTCTAGTCAATACTGAGGATAACTCATGGTCACTGAGATTTTGCGCCTCATCTATAATGATGACTGCATCATCAATCGTCAATCCCCGCAGAAAAGACGTGCTCATGAATTCGAGCGCATCTTTTTTCTGTAGCAATTCATATGCATCTTTTCTATTGTTCATCAAATCTGAAACTATATTTTTGTATGGCTGTTCATACATCGACATTTTTTCGACTATTGTTCCGGGAAGAAAGCCCTGATCGCGAGTTGAAACCGCAGACCTAACAATCACTACTTTTTTTGCCAAGCCCTGCATTAAGTCATTCAGTGCAAGATAAAGTCCAACGAAAGTTTTTCCTGTTCCTGCACAGCCAGTCATTATCACGTTCTTTCCACTAAAATATGAGTGAAAGACTTTCTCTTGATTTTTCGTTAATGGTTTTAGTTCAGATAATCTTAGATTATGATTCAATATTTTTTTCTGTCTTCTATTAGGTTCTTCTATATCTACTTGCGGGGCGGACTTTCGAGACCTTTTTCCCATATATTTTAGTAATCTTTTAATTTAACACTTTTAACGTTTTTATACCCATGTTTAATTTGTTGCATACGTTCTCTGAAATCGCTCTGTGGCTTTTTCAGACCATCTACTGCAAAGGGCGATATTAGCGACGATGCGCCAATGATTAGCTTTACTGACAGCTGCTTACATTTAGCACAAGGAGAATTTTCTGGGTCGAATCTTTTTGAAATAGAACAGAACTCAGTAAAAGTATGGTTGCAATTAGAACATTCATAATCATAAGTAGGCATTGATTACTCCTTCTTCATAATACCAATCCGGCTTAGATCTCAGTGACCATTTTGCCAAATGATTTTTTTCGTGTATGTAGTAATTGCGATATGCTTTTACTGCATCGGCGTCTTTATATTTATCCGGCATTGCCTGTGCAAATGGAGTCAAACCTATATGAGGAATGTTTTTAGGAAGCGCAGATAGCAAATCTTTCAAGTCGATATATGTTTTATGATCTTTGTTTCGGCGATATCGAAACTCTTCTCCTAATGAAATAAAAAGTTTGTTTAACCAGATGTAATTTTGTGCAGAGCTTCTTGTCCAGATCGCACATGGATGGTTGATGTGCGTAGCCTGATAAAAGCTATCATTTTCTAGTTTATATCTGGTAACAAGTCTATTTGTTCGTGGATGTTTCTCTTGTATTTTTGTTCCATCCAGTACTCTATGAGCAGTAGACAATAATTGTGCGGTTTCCAATATCATCTTGGTTAGATGAGCATCGTTGTGATAAATTGCAGCTATTCGTGGATTTATATCTAGTACAAATATATTCATAAGTGCCTATTACTATTATATTATATAGTATAGCACAACTAAATCAATAAGAAAAGCTAAATAATTTGGTATTTCTATCAGGAATTTTATGAAAAAATTAGTATCCAAAGTAAAATGTTTGCTGGCAAGAGTAATGGTCGCCCTGAAACTCAAGAAAGTTGAAGAATGTAAGGCTCCTGCTCTAAAGAAGACACCTAAGAAGGTAGTCAAGAAAAAGAAGTAAACTTCATTTGTCTGACAATACTGCACCAAGTATTTTTGTTTTCAGCGACGGTTTGTAGTATGGTCCCTCGCATTTTTGCCAAATATCTTGGTGGTGTCCGCTACCGGCTGTTGATGGATCATGTAGATGCAAAAACCAATGCTGCAATTCGTGCCTATATGTTTCATCCGCATCAATGTTTTCGACAATATAAACTGTCTGAGTCTCTGGATGATAAAAACCAACAACTGCGCCGATGCCGGTAAATGTTACAACTGGAACAAAATTATAAGCACTTTCCGTTGAAGCAACATCAAGAGATTCCGTGGATATCACGAAACATCTGGGCGGAACCAATTCTTCAGATAATGGATTATCAGCCCAGACTTTCGTATTGACACAACTCAACGCTTGTTTAAAATTTTCCTTTTCGTCGAAATAAACGCCACACGGCTTCAGATGTGCCCATTTGGTATTTGGTATTATTGGATGAATATCAGAATTCTTGGAAATCGTGGTTAGTTTGACAGGCGGATCTAAATTTATAGTGGGAGTAGTGAGTATTATTAGAACTAAAATTGATGGTAAAAAGGCAAAAAATAGGTAACTAAACGATTTAACAGAAAATTTTATCGCTTCGATTATGATCTTTCTCATATTTGCCTCCCGTGGATATTTTTATTTAGAAAAATCCACAACGGAAGGCTGCCATCACTCTAAGTCGTCAGCATTGTATAGTTTTACTCCTAGTTTAATAGATCGGTTTTCATCTAGGGAGATTTGCGGAAGGGTATCTTTTATGTTTTTTAATAACAGTTCATTTATCTGATTCAAGATTCGACGAAATTCTGCCATTAAATTTTCGTCGGCTTCGGTCGTATCAAAAGACAAAATAAGATTATACGCCCTGACTGTCGCTCTCGGTAGAATCTTTTTCTTCCTCGTCTTTTTCATCGCCTTTCTCCGCACTATTATCTATCAGTCCGGGAAAGGCTTCTTCTATCATTTTACGAGTAACTCCAATATCCAGTTTCTTGTCTTTAGCAAGAAGAAGGACTTGCGCCTCTTCTTTGTCGAGTGATTCTAATAATGAAGCAAAGAGAACTTCTCTTTTCTTTTGTCGCAGGCCAGGAGAGAATTTTTTGAAAAACACATACATGGATTTAGCACAAGTTTTTAGTGTTGCGTTTCCAAAACCCGGAATATTATTGTTGCCTCTATAATCTTCGGGTATTCCCTCGGCGAGATCAAAATTGCAATTTGGATCGAAATTCAGCTTCAAGATTTGTCGAAGTGACTGGGAATCATTTTCTTTGAGCAATTTTATTCTTGCTGATTTAGTTTTTGCCAGAGAAACCTGATGAAGAAGCTCGGCAATGGTTGGTGGCGGATTGTATGTTTTTGGTGTCATGTCAAAAATCTCCTATCGACTCCATTAAATATCTCAATTTATTCCTTATGAAATATGTCATCAGGTGTTTTGTGTTTCCCAGTTTAGCATTTTCATATGTATATATAATTTTTTCTTGAATTTCGGCAGGAATCTTATCGAAATCAATCAGCGCTTCATTTCTTTTAAAATTTCTCAGCATATATTCATCGCAAAATTCTTGTGGATTGCCACACTTAAGCCACTCTTCTAGTTTCTTGGATTGAATTGATTTCTGTTTCTTCCCTTCGACGAGGAATATATTATCTTCCGATAGAAAATTAGGAATTCCATCTCCGGAATCTCCTCTAATGATATGTTCAAGTAAAACCTTTTTTGGATTTAAAGTAACGAGAAATTTCTTCTGCATAGGACTAAACTGCTTTACGTTTGCATATTTCTGTAGCTGTAAAAAATCCTTATCCGCAGAGAGAATCAGTACCGGCCTAGGTTCACGAACTAGCACGTTTTCTAGTAATTCATTATCCTGACTATATTTTGAAAGAACAGCTATTATGTCATCTGCTTCTGCTTTTTCGACTTGTAAAACCTTGTACGGAAAATATTCTTTCAATTCTTCTCTTATTTTATTTAATAAGGTAAAGATTACTTTCCAGTCATACTTTGAATCGTCTCTTGCTTTTTTTCTACCAGCCTTATAGTATGGAAAAATCTCCTTGCGCCAGTAGTCTTTATCGTCTACACATAACACGACATTTCCAAACTCACCTGAAAATTTTTTCTTATAGTATAGAATCGAGCTAAGAACTATATGACGGATCAAATCTTCTGACACTTCCGTCGTTGGAGATGATCCTACATGAGACATAAAAGATGATATGAATGTTTGATGAAAATCGACTAATATCACTGTTTCATCTCCGTCTTAAAATAAAATTTCTGGAAATCTTCGAAATATTCCAATGCTCTTTTTTCGACATATGCTTCTGGATCATATTCGCCCAGAGCATGAAAGAGAGAATCTTTCCATGCGGAAAGATATGCATGTTTTGCAATAGTGCGTTCTCGTGTTTTAATAATTTTATTGACTCGTATATGATACCAAATCAATAATGCATATACCAGCAGTGCTCCAGTGCACAATCCCAAAAAGAACAAAATCATTCGTCTCCGGTCGTCAGTCTTTTTGTCAACAGTTTTAAAAACTCTTCATCGGTTACTTTTTTTCCACTCAATTCAATTTGTTTTTGCAAACGGTCCGCTTCTTTTATGATTTTTTCGGCAAGTATAGGTCCGGTAGATATTCCTCTACTAAAGCCAAGATATTCCCCCCACAAAAAAGAAAGTAAGCACAGTATCAGTGTCAATATTGTCAACATTTTATTCTTAAACTACTAATATCTATTTGTATTATATCACTCTTTGCTGGCTCTGTCGAATTTAATTTGACGCACGTTAAAGCACGACCTTTTGCCGCTCCGGTATCTACATTTATTCTGACCGGCAGGTTCGATAATACTTCATTCCTTGGAATTGGTGTGTGTGCATGGACGACCAGTTTGCTCCACGGTTTAGTTTTAATGCGAGCGAAAAATGCGTTTCGATTGTCATCCGCCCAAATAAGTGTAAATTTTGTCTGTTCTTCTAGGGCTAGGTGAGAATTAACAGCAGCATGAACAAATAATGCTTCTGGTGTATCGTGGTATAACTTCAGAGAATTAAGAAAATCATAATGTTCCGGAAAATCTTCTCTAAATCGACTCGCAAAATTTTCTGCATAGTCTTTAAATTCTTTAGTAGAGTTCCAGTATCTAAGGATTTCATTCGGATAAAAACTCTGTATAGTGGCATCGCCGCCATTTTGTATGAAGGCACTTCCAAACATGGCACCTTCTATGTTCATATACGACATGAACATATCTTCGTGATTTCCTAGAAGGCATATTGTGGTATATGATTTCTTAAAATTTATTAGATGACTAATAACTTCCTTGGAATTTGGTCCTCTATCAATGTAGTCTCCTAGAAAAATTACCACATCATCTCTACTTAATTGTTTGCTCAAATGTGCAGTTAATACGTCAAGAGGACGAATCAATCCATGAATATCTCCTATAGCATAATAGTTCATTGGCGTATAATAGATTTTAAATGGGGAGCCACTTTCATGATATACGAATGATCGTAAAATTGTTTCAGTTTATTCAACAATTCTCGATCATCTTTGTCTGTTGTTTTGTCTGCCAGTAGATTATCTATATCTCGATATAATTCTCCTAGTGTCGGATGAAAAGCTGGATTAAAAACGCCGTCAATTGGTTCTGTGATTGTGTCGGTTTTGTCTATTTTTAATTTGCCACCATACCTATATTCTGCATATTCTTTCAACTGCTCAAGATATTTGTCAGGCTGTTCGTTTATTTTGTGTCTAATATAGAGTTCTATTTCGTGCTTGTCTGCCCTCGACTCCATAGCTTGTCGAGAACGATTCCATATACTATTATTCAGCGATGTAATTCCATCAAAATCTAATAGATAAATGAATTGTTCAATATCACAATTTTTAGGAGGAAAGAAATTATCTAGGTTTATATCTGATAGATCTTTCAGTGCGTTTTTTGCAATATCTTTCCACTCATCCAATTGATTGGCGACATTATTGTCTACAAAGAATGGACTAGTTCTTGTATTATACCAAAAGACGCATCTTTTATCCGGTATCTCGCCTGCATCAATTAATTTTTGATACTCTAATAAATCTATCCATAGAGCTTGGGTCGATTTTTCAACCAATAACACCATAGGCGACGTATCGTTATGGCTCTCCTCTTCTCTTTCATAGACACGAAGGAACTTAGGGCGAGTCCTTAAGACCAAAGATTTTCTAGGTTCATAACAATCAAAATCGGACCAATTCATATTATAGCGTTTCTTAAATTCTTGCGCCACTTTGATTGTTAGTCGAACATCAAAAGAAGACTCGTGTAATTGTTTTCCTTCTAGTAGACCCAAACTTTTAGCGACTGATTCGAGTGTCATATTATCATGTTGATGCAATGAATCATAGAAATTGCGATCAATCAATGAGACTTTCTGTGCCATATAAAAGACATCACAATAATTTAGGTTTTTATTGAAATAGGGGTTGAGTCCATTCCTAATCATGCTTGTTCTGAGAAAAGGAACATCGAATCTATTTGAATTATACCCAACCAACACAGTCGGGTGTTTTTCAACTATAGACCAAATATAACTATGAATTCTTTGCAACGAAGATCTTTCATCTTCTGAGGTATTCTGATGTGCGAGTACATCCACTTTATTTGCTAGAATCGCACGTGGAGTTGGTAGTTGAGTTGGATTTATTTTGATCTTGCCTGATAATTCAGACAAAGCCTTTCCTTCTTCGTTTGTTTCAATGAAACAATAATTGAGAATTTGTCCTACATATAATAGGTCTGTTGTTTCCAGATCGAAAAAAATGCTTCTCATATGACACGAAGTAGTATCGTATCTTTATTGATTCTTCCTGTCAACTTTTTCTCTTTAGTTTTCAGTGCGGGAAGTATTTTCTTGAGTGCCACTTTCCCGGCTTCTAGCACTTGAGGAAGCACCTCTTCTGGTTTTCGTAATACTTTAACGATGCTTTCTTTTACATCAAAATTTTGAATAGTGGAACCCTTCACGGTAAAGCCGTGATTGTTTGAACATATATAAACTCCTAATGTTTTATATCTCACATTATAAACCCATAACTGTGTCGCTCCAACTATCTTAGATGGCAGCACACTTTTCAGATTCTCGTATTCCTTGAGATAATAAAGTTTCGCGACTTGAACGCCGGCGGGTTTTTGCTTTCTTGTCTGTGTGCGTTTGGATGCTAATGCTATGGTCTTAGCATCATATAACCAAGACTCAGCACTTTTAATTAATTGCTGTAGCGTAGATATGGTGTGTTTAACTCTCTGGCGGGATAAATGTTTGTATGCTTCTGTGAGCTGTTCATCTTTTTCATTCAGAAGATCGACAAATTCATTTAATTGTTTTTTGTATGTTTTGATGATTGGTGGAATATACTGATGCTTGATATTGTTTTTTCTGAAGAATAAATCGAAATCATGCGATTTTCCTGAATCTATAGATTCATCTAATTTTTCGTCGATCTGCGAACAAATTCTATACAATTCATTTTTTATATTTTCTTGAACATTCTGCTTCGGAAGCACTTTTGATGTTATAACATTCTCTTTATTTTTCTTCTGGAGTTTTTGTTTTTTAATACGAAGAACCTCTTGTTCGATGCGAGGCAAAAACCTGTCTCTTAGATCTTCATTTAAGGTTATAATTCTCGATAAAAATCCTATAGTTAATGGAGTCGATCTTAATTCAGCTGCGGTTAAATCTAGTTTAAATTCTCGCTTGATTAATTCTGCAAGATATTTGTATGCATCTGAGTTTTCTTTATTAGCGTGGTACCACGACAACAGATATATCAGGTCGGAATCTTTTTTTATTGATGTTGCAGATGGTTCGGAGGGTAGTTTTGCAGTTTTTCTCATGACTCATTATATCACATCAATCAATGACTTGTCAATTCCCTATTTTGCGCCCAATAATATCAGCTAGTTATATGACGAAAAAAATCCTATTGAACGAAGTGATGTTCGTGTATATATTTCGCTATAAAGTATGAATCCACTATATCTGCGAGAGGACTGGCACCCGCCTTAATGTCGAATATCGCCAATGGATCGAATCCAGTCTGAGAAACAAAAGATTCGAGCATTTTTATCTTATCTGCGCTTCCTTTTCCACAGGCATATTTTTTTATTACTGTTGGCGGTATTGTGTGAAACGCGCGCCCTGATTTCCATAAATTATACTTTAAAATGCCAGCACATTCGGCTATATGAAAAACTCTGCCTTTCGATCCCATAGAATAATCTTCTATGGCTATCAGTGCATTTTTGTTTATTATTGATTCTGCCCAACAGGATAATTTATCGAATCTTTCCATACTAGTTTCGTGAACATCAAATGGTTGTTTATCATATCCAATGAATTGATTGCTGGGGAAAAGACATTTTTTCTTGTCTGTGATATAATAAAACTTACAGTTGGAAAAGTGCCAAACTTTTCCTTTATGTATTGTTATTGCCGGAGACGACATAGACCAGTCTATTCCGACCGTTACACTATTCTTCGTCTTCATCTTGTTCTGAGTCATCATGCTCTAAAATATCGGATTCGCCGCAAAATGGACAAACCTCAACATAAAAAGCCGCTGGGTGAGTGATTGTAAAAACAACATCACAATCCACACATTTCAATTTATGTTTTTTTGCTCTCGCCATGCTTATTATATATCACATGAGCCTGCTGTACATGCCAATTCATGACTTGCAGCAGTATTATCTGTGGATTCATATTGTTGAAGTTTACTCCAATCTATGTTCTTGGGCATCTTGTCGCTCAATTCGATATATGTTTTCTCGTCTATTTTCGTGTATGGAGCTTGTCTATATATATGTTCCGTGTAAGGAAGAAATGAGACTCCTGCTATCTCGTCAAAATGTTTATATACAAATGCCGCAACCGATAACCACTCATCTTCTCTCACATAAACTGTGATGGAAACCATATGTTCAGTCCAGTGTTTTCTGTATAATAGATATAACTCAAGCTGTTCAAGAGCGGATACATCATGCGCTTTTTTAACATCAAGCGGAGATTTCATCGGAAAGGAAAACACCGTCGTGTGTTCTGGTTTAGTTACATCTGGTTCGTTTGGAAAACCAGCATCTTTCATAAAAACACATAAAGGATCTTTATTATCGGATCTAACAGTTCTGATGTAATAATCAGAAAATCTGGGATGAATTCCCGGCGCCGAATTTACCAAAGAAGAAACTGTTCCCGAGGGCTTTATACACGTAATCGCAACCGAAGGATTTATATTCAGTTTTTTCGCCCACTTTTTATTTACTGCGATTGCATGTTCTCTTATTTCCGTTAAGAACGATGCAAGCTCTTTGCTCGGCGTTGACATGAAAACATTATCATAAATTCCTGTAAGAGAAACTCCAAGTAATCTTTCTTCTTCGCAATTTTTCTGCCAATCTTTAGAAAGGTATCTAAACTCGGTTAGTGTAGATTGAAACGTGCCCAATATTGTTGCTATTTCAACTTTTTGTTTAATTGTCTTTTTTGTATCTTCTGGTCGAATTACAACTTCACTTAAATTGCAGGTCTCCTTCGATCTCAGACTTATCTCCCCGCAAGGGTTGGTTCCGGCTATTTTATCTGCGTCTCTTCTGCCAATACTCTTTACGAATTTTTTAAGTCCGTGCAAGTTGAAAATGCCTCTCTCTCCCGACTTAGAATCGTATAATGATTTCCATTCATCCATAAAAATTCCCATGTCCGGATGTTCGGTATAACAAGCAGAGTTATTGGCTAATGCTCTCTGTGGATGAATTTCCCACCAGTTTCCTGATTTAGCATGTCTCATTCTATCATCTGAAAGATTGGACAGCGATATCAGTGCTGATCGTCGGACTCCGCCTACGACAATCGTATCTGCTACTTTACACACAATATCGTGACACTCTACACTTTGAAGTTTTCTACCAGATGCTGATTTGAAGGTTTTTATACAAAAATTACACAGGTCAATAAATGGTTCTGGACCTGATGCTCTCCCGCCGAAAGTCTTTAGTGGGGTTCCCGCCGGTCTGACCTCTGAAACATCTATTTTAGGAATCATGCCCTGATATAGCATACCTATTAATTCCTTCAGAGCTTTTGCCCATCCAATTCTAGAATCTTTTACTTTGATTGTAGTTTCAGTCTCATAGAAAGTTTCTGCGATCTCGGGCAATTTTGAAACGTATTGACGCTCAACAGAAAATCCTACTCCGGTGCCACACGAAAGAATATATAAAATTTCATCAAAAGCTCTAGGCGAATCTATAGCTATAAATGAACAGTTGAAGCCAGACATTTCATCGCGTTCTAATGCCTTGCCGGCAGTCATCAGGCATCGCATAGAAGGCATGACATCTAATCGTAAAACAGCATTTTCTAATCTGTTTCTTGTCTTATTGTCTAATTTATACGATGTTCTTTTCTCTAAATGTTTCTCAAAAAAATCAAAATATCTTTTTACTGTTTCCTCCCATGTCTCTCTTCTCTTTTTATCCTCCAACCACCGAGAATATCTGCTGAGATGAATGTATGACTGGTATTGTGTGGGTAATGACATTCAGAAGTTCCTTATTATCTCGACTATAACAAAAAAAGAGCAAACAGTAAATTCTTTTTGCTCGATCATATTTACATTTTCAAAAATCTAAATGTGCCACTCCTTCGGCGAAGAAGGATCAACAATTACTATATTTGCCTCATCGGATAATTTTGTTTTAATTGAAACGGGAGAAGTAGTGCCGTTTATGGTTGCATAAAAATATAGTTTCAGAGGGGAACAATTTATCAGATGTCTTTTATTGATATTGAGGCGAAAAACTAATCTGGCATATCTATCTTTTATGTGTTTCTGTGATCTGCATGTGGGAAAAAATGTTCCGACTAGATCATTTTTATAATCATATATGTTCATGTGTATTTGAGTTCTGCAAATGCCATCTAAAGAAACCAGTAGATAGGGAGTGTTGTTTTTGATTTTCCAGGAATATCCCTTCACGAACATTTCAGAAAAATTTATTTGTTTTGGCTCATAGTTGAAATATTGATTTCCAACCAACCTCAATCCAACATATTCCCCCGAGTGCGAAGATAAGCCTCTAATCGTTTCTAATGCGCGGATTATCAACTTTATAACAAACATTATTAGAGAACCTTAATACTACCTGAAATGGGTATGATAGCGGCGTTTTAGTTGATCTATAGATGGGTCTTCCGTCTGTGAAATTTCCACTTCTATTATATGTATCTATAACTCGTCCGCGATGAATAACTCTAATATGTTTGCTTCTTGCAAGATCGCTCGGAGCAATAACGACTCCGCCCCTATTCGAGAACTCCGACTGCTTTAACAGAAAACCTTTCTTAAATCCATCATTTGGTTTTCTTACAGAAGAACACCCACGCAATGATATATTCTCCATTTCAGTCCAAATGAATTGAGCTGGAAATCTAACTCCATTTCTTCTAATTCTTATTAGCTCTTGTCTGATTTTAGAATGAATTGATCTATATTTTGAGCATTGACGCTTCGTGGGACCAATAAAACCTTTTCTATCTGGATCGAGACAGTTATATTCATCTACCCAAAAATAGGCAGTTTCGCACCTATTAGCAAACTCCTCGAAGTATTGTTGTAATGGACGGCCGCTGTTTATCCAATTCTTCGATACGTTTGGCACACCCAACGCTCTGAGTCGTCTATATTCTTTTTCCCAGAATGATTTTCTTTCAGGAAACCCTATATCTAATCCATCTGTGTTTACTATACAAGGGGCTTTAACTAATGGAAATAATCCATGATCTTCTATATAATCTGCTCCAGTTCTGCGCCGATTGATGCTATTTCCTCCCAAAGGATTCCAGATTACTCTACAATTAGGAAACAATTCTCTCGTCCAATTCACCAAAATTTTTCCAGATTGCCAGGATAAATTGCTCTCTAATACCGGAGAAATTCTACATTGAGTGTGCGCTGGCAAATGCTTAGCCAAAAATTTTCTAAGATTAGCTGTGTATTTGATGAAGTCTCGCTTCAGTTGTACATTATTTCTCGATTTAACTGCGGAATCAAAATCTTTCAGAGATTTGAACCTCCATAAAAATTCATGATTTTCCAGTCTATTATTTCTTAGTCCTGGGTTATTCATTAAATGAATATCGAGATATTCAACTATATTTTGGTTTAATGTTTTCTTTAAACAGTCATATCTTCTATCATAGCTGTCAGATTTCAATTCGGACTCTTTACCAAAAGTATTATAAAGGAATGCAATTTGAATTGGAGTTATGCCTTGAATAGATGACAAAAACTCTCTGCATCTAAATCCAGGATGGGCAATGGCAAATGGAGCTACACCGATGTTTGGAAGTGAGTCTTTGCTGTCCAACGCGGTATTTGCATATGTATATATGTCGGTTTTAATATCTGGTCGATTGACTGCAAAAAAAGCTGCAACCAAAATAAGAACAAATGCTGATATCCATTTAATCATAATTGCCACACTTAATATATATCAAACTTTTGCCCATGACGCCAGACGCAATTTCGCTTCCAATCCTGAATATGTTCGATTTTCGATTTCGGCGAGGATTTCATTCTCTGTAAGTCCAGACAATATCATATCATTAATATCCTTTGCTTGATTTTTTTCGTTCCATATGCAAATCGAAAATCCATGATCGATTGCCTTTCTCATTAGTGCTATGATTTGTTTGTTTCTTGGTTCGTTGTCAAATATGTAAGTTACATTATATTCAGAAAAAATGCTCTTAACTTTTTCTAAATTCGAACCAATTGCAGCAACGCAATTGGGTAAAAACAAACTATCTATCGGTCCTTCGACCACGTATATTTTTTTATTAAAATCTATCGTCTCCAGCCCGAAAATCAATTCTTCGTTTGTTTTATTTTTTACTGTAATATACCTCAAATTACTGTTACCAAGTGCCCTGCCTTGCAATCCTATTAAATTTCCAGAGCGACTAAAAATTGGAAAAACGATTCTGGGTTCTTTTCTGAGAGAATATTCTTCTTGAAATAAATCCTCTACTAATGCTGCAAAATTTTCTGTATAATATATGCGTTCTTGATTTATTATTTTACGCGAGTCTAGATATTGTCTGGCTGGATGATTGTCGGTCAAATCGACAATTTTTTTGATTAGAATACTCGATAGTTCAATAGAAGGGGATTCTGTTTTTTCTGGTTCTGAAGTAGACTGAATGGAATTGTTAGCTCCAAACTTTTCAAAAATATATTCTTTATAGATGTTATGAAAATTGTTTTTCAGAAAAGATGCAAATGTCGTTCCTACTCCGCAATTATGACACCGATAAAATAATGATTGATTTTTCTCGTATATATAGCCCCTTGCCTTCGTTGAATTAGTTTTGCTATCTCCGCAAATAGGGCAAGAAAAATTATATAAATGACTTTTCTTTTGTCTGAAATTTCTTACATACGGAGAAATGTAAGAAACATATTTTAAGTCAATATAAAGCATCGATCTAATATATCAGATCTTTATGTTTTTACCAAATCGCTAATTTTTTCCTTTAACTCTTCAACCGCAAGTTCAAGATGTATAATTCTTGATAATAAGTCATGTTTTTTCAGTGGACGAATTTGAGGCTTATCTACCACTGGCTTTGGTTTTTCTTTCTTTGCTTTTTTCAATTCTTTTGATTTCTCATTAACTCTGCGAGCTTTTGATAAATCTAAGTGCTGAACAATCTCTTCAGCATTATCGTCAAACTTCTTATCTAATTCTTTAGATGTTAGTTTATTCTTTTTAGGCATAATTATTCTCCATAATGTTCTTTATATGTATCTAGTGATTTTCTAAGAAGAATAATGTGCTGTTTAATCTCTTCGATATTTATCGCAAGATTCTCATAATTTGAACTTGTTAATCCAAAAACAACAGGATCTATATTCTTATCTCGTAAACTCTGAAAAACCTGATCTGCATTATCTTCATGTATGACGACAAATGAAACATCCCTCAGTTTCAACTCAGGAGGGTAGGGCAAATTCAGCGCAAATTTTTTATTACACGGGGGACATGGAAGTTTTGTTGCTGAGCAAGAAGTCATAAGCAACATAATGCAAATTGCACTCATGATGTGTTTTATTTTCTTTACAGAATTCATTTCTATCCTTCAAGTCATACACTACATTTATCGGTCTAATGATAGGTTCCATTATCGTTACTATCATTCTATCTATTTCATGTATTGTCGAACATCCAAACAAACATATTGCTGTTAATATTATGAGCAATCTTTGCCCTTTGAAATATCCTTGAAACATTTAAATACTTCTTTAGTTGCTAAGTTAGCTTTCTTTTCGATTAAAGAAGACTTTTTTAGCGCAAGCTCTCCCAGTGACTTCTTTCCTCTCGCTTTTCTATTTAGCTTATCTTCTAACTCTTTAATTTTCTCGCCTGCTTTTCGTTCTGCTAATTGAAAAGTTAGCAGTCTTTGTCGAACTGCTTCTGACTCTTTAATCAATAATTCTATTGCTTTCTCTTGAGAATGAACTAAAATAGTCAACTCCGCATTTTCTTTGGATAATCTTTCTATCTTTGCGCTTGTGCGATAATAGTAAACACCGGCAGTAGACAAAACTGATGCTATTAGTAAAAATCCTATAACATATCTATTTGCTAATAGTGACATAAAAATGCGGGGAGACAAGCTCCCCGCTCCATTATTATTTTAAACACACCTTCTTTTTATCTGGACACTTAGAAATTTCGGTTTGCACCTTGTTTCTAAGTTTTAGGGTATCGGGAGCAGTTTTTTCGCGATTGCGGCAAGCTAATCTAGCTCCTCTTTGGGCATCACTTGCTTGTTTATACAATCTTTCTGTTAACCGTCGCAGCTTTCTCAACTTAGCTGTATTGACTATGTTAGCGCACTCTCCCGGACACAGAAATACTGTTGTTTCTAGTGAGTCTACAGTTAGAAGATATTCTTCCAGTAGTTTTTTTACTGTTCTAATAGATTTTTTGGATCTATTAGTTAGTCTTCTGTCGCACTTCGACTGTTTTTGAAAATAAGGAACACTCCTATTACTTAGTTGTCTTCCCAGTCTTTTCAAACTAGGCTTATTGATGTATATCTCAGTCGGAAGATCACATTTTGGGCTCTCCGGTGTGGGAGTTGGCTCCGGTGTGGGAGTTGGCTCCGGTTCTGGCTCTTGACAAGAAGAACCATCGCCGCCACAGACGCCGCACGAATCGACTACGGAAGAGCCGTTAGGAACTCCGGCGCAATCTAAACATGTCGAGTTATTTCCGCCACAGACGCCGCACGAATCGACTACAGAAGAGCCGTTAGGAACTCCGGCGCAGTCAGCACAAGTGGAACCATCACCACCACAGACACCACACTCGTCTATTAGTTTATCTCCGTTTGGTGTTCCTGCACAATCCTGACAAGTCAACCCATCGTTTGATTTGTCGTTGTCACAAACACCACAAACATCGATGCTATTGTTTCCGTTAGGAACTCCAGCACAATCGGCACATGTAGAGCCATCGCCACCGCAGACTCCGCAAGCATCAACCACCGATACCTTATCAGGAGGAGTCAATTTGATGAGCTTTCCTGCGCAATCCACTTCACATGCTTTGCTATTTGAACTGGCTGTTGCAGTTTTACCCGTCAAAGACCAGACCAAATTACTTCCATTAAATGGAACTGAGAAAACAAAAGTTTGTCTGCCGACCAAAAATTGTGTTGGCTGTCCTCTGTTTTCTGGGCTAGGAGTAAACTTATTTCTGCTTCCTACAGGAACATTAACTGTTACTCCATTAGTATTATTTGTTCCGAAAAAAGCCACAAATTCATTATCTCCCTTTTTCTGAACACACTCTAAAACAGGAGAAACCTGAAGTTCCGGTTCTGGTGTAGGAACTACACACTGCCGATAAAACCACTTACCGTCACAGCCCGCTTTCACATATACCCCCGAGAGCTGTTTATTTTTTGTGAAGGTTCCGGATTTTCCTTGTTTTAGATTATCAAATTTAAACTGAGAGTTATCGCAAAATTTCAATATGACATGCGACAAGTCCTTAGATGAAGAGACAGAAACAGAGTTTCCGTCTCCTGAGAAATTAGCTATAAAAGGTGCGCCACTGGGGTTTGTAGCATTACTCGTAGAAAGACAACAAGCAAAGATCAATAAAACAAACACATTTTTTTTCATAATAAGTCTCACTCCTATATGTATATATTAAAATTTTAACACACCACTCTTTCGAAGTCAATAATATCAGTGCATAATAATATCTTTTGGTGGATATGGAAGTGAATCTATTTCCATCTGACCCAACAGATAAACATCCATAGCATCCTCTTGAATCATCTTGGATTTCTGATAAAACCGATTGATCATTAGTATGGTGTCTAATGGATCGTTTTCCAAGTATGCTTTTTTTAATCTTTCCAATTCCTCAAACATAGTGGCCATCATGGATAGATACAAATCAATACGAGAATCCATTACCGAGCCTTTTTTACTTTTATTCTTGGCTTTGAGTATTTCTTGATACAAAGACTCTAGACTTTCTGGTAAAACTTTTTCTATGAGATCCTTTAAATTCATATTAATGAACCTGCGATGATTGGTGTTTTCCAAAAATAACACCCCTACAGAAAGCATGTAAGTCTTTGCCGTTTTCTGTTATTGCACATATGAATATCGCAGTTTCGAATATTCTCGATTTCAATAAATCAACATCAGATTCATGCCCGAATGTTTTTCTAAATGTCACGGATATTAAATCATTGAGGCGAAATGTTAGGGTGTCTAGATCTTCTGATATGATTGATGTTATTGCTGCCACAAAAGGATAAATTTTTCCAACTTCCAGGCCACCGGCTTCTATAAGTTCAGTTGAAAGGATTTTTGTTAATTGCTTACTCATTTTTTTTATCATAGCTAACAATTATCTTTCTAGCAAATAATCTTTAAATTTCTTTTTAGGAAGTTTCTTAACTATCGGTTCTTGCAAACCAGCAACGCCGCCGGCGCCTACTGAATTAGCAGGAATATCTTCTTCAACTTTTTTGAGTCTTGTATAATAATCCGGCTTTTCTTTCAGGTGTGCCAGCACTATTTTGGCTAAATCTTCTTTTGTATTCGCTACACGAAGTTCTGGATCTGTGCTATGTTCTTGTTCAACCTCCAGCCCTTGTCTAAATTGATTCAAATCGACTTTGGTCCAATCCACGCCCAATCTATTGCCTATTTCCTGTGCTTCCTGCTTTGAAATTTTTTCTATCTTTTCTTCAAGTAGTGCTAAATGATTAAGAGCAGAAATATTTTCTTGTAGTAGTTGCAGTTGATTTGTAAAACTGGAATATAATAGATCAATGTCTTCATATTTTTCGAGATTATTCTCTTCTTTCAGCAAAAATAGTGCGGCGGCGAAATTTGCAAGACGAGTCCTGCCAGCCGGTAGTTTAGATATGATTTTCTTGAGGTTGAGAATTATCACATCAAAAATAGTAAATGATAATTTTTCTTCGCTTTTGGTGAGAGTGCTGCGTTTTCTGAGTATATTTCCTTCGGCATCTATAATACCAAATTTATATGCCTTCCAATTCGAAAAAGGCGTAGCAAGTCGTTTTATAAACTGATAAATCAAAAAAGAATCGAATACAACCGACTCGTTAATTAATTCCGATTTGAGTTTATTCCTCATTAGATTTGCCTCAGTGCAGCAGCAATTTTCATGTCTATGGGTATATCACTACTAATAATTGGTTTATCGTCTATTCCATAAATTACCGAAGGCATATAATTTAGAAAAACCAAAAAAGTCTTTAGCTGCACCCAGAACTTTTTGTTCACTTTATAAAACAAAATTTTGGTTGCGGCTTCTGGACCAAAGACATTATAAAGCACAATGATATGATTTAGAATCAATCTCTCTTTCAGTTCGCCGTCCATAACATAACGATTCAATAGTCGTTTGATGTATTTAATTCTGGTCAGATCATCATGAAATTCTTTAATATCAAGACAGCCAGGATTATTGTATGCCTTCATCGCATACATCATGAAACTATCTTCTGTTAGACACTCAAATCTTGGATCGAATCCCATAGCAAACATTTATTGCTTACGGAACTACTCTGGTTCCAGCTCCTTGTGCCAACGCAGCCGTAATAGTCAATATCGCCGATTGTGCTGTATTTGCAGTTCTAACAATTGTACCAGAGATTGACTGTGCATCAATTGATAGTTCTGCGCTTTCGGCAGGAACGGTTCCTGCAAAAACAACTTCAGTTGTGTTCAATTGCTGCGATGCTGTTAGAATTATTGGACCTAGTGTTCCATCTGTAGTGAGTTGCAAAGTTGCTCCTGCCGAAGCATCGACCTCCTCACTAAATGTAACTGCTACGCTCACAGGATCGTTTTGTTGCAAGGATGCTTGTACGAATTGAACATCTTCGATAGAAACTTCGACTAACGGTATTATCCTGGTTCCAGCTGCCGTAATTGCAGATACAGGAACAACCAAGTTAGTAGCAGTATTGTCGGTTGCATCTTGAATTGCTCCTGTTAAGGGAGATGTTACAGCTAATGTTACTTCTTCGCTTTCTAGTGGAACTGTTCCACTAAATACTGCCTCGTTCGTATTCAGTTGCTGTAGGGCGGTTAATGTAATTGGACCTAAAGGACCTGTGTTCGACAATGTTAAAGTTGCTCCAGCAGGAACATTAACCCTTTCATTGAATCTAACGGTTACAGAGATTGGATCTCCTTGTGCATATGATGTTGCATCGAAAGCTACTGATAATACATCGCCAGGACCAGCTTTTGTTGTGAGCTTTCCTATGGCAACGAAGATTTCTCCGGTGTCAGGATCGACCCACCCCTGATCTGTTGCTACTGCGTTTGGTGCAAATGCTGGTGGTCCGTTTAAAGTCCATAATGGCATGGTATGTTACTCCTGATTAAAATCCTAATTTTCTTAACTTATTTATCACTTCCGATGCCGATGTCCTTTGTATTGCTAGACCGCCGGCTGTTCTCCATTCATTGCAATTCTTATCGTAATCATCTATCAGTAGGTTTGGTTCGCCCTTGACATTTTTTGCAAATAACTGTTTTTGTGAGCGAGAAACCAAATGAATATTATCTACATTATTTATTCCAAGATGATCCTTAACCCATTGAAGTTTGTCGCGTTCGCAAATGTCTCTATTCATTGAAGTTGTTGCACTCAAGATGTTTGGTTTGTATTTTTTGACTGCTTCCCATAATTTTTTGCCGTCTCTTAACCATCTCAAAGTCTGCCAAAAGTTTGGTTGTTGATATATGATTGACCAGCGAATATCATTAGCTTCGGTTTCGGAATATTCCTTAAGCCAAAATGAATGATGAAATTTCGGATAACCAAATTTTTCTAAAATTTGATCTGCGCCTCTAGTAAAATCAACCAAGGTTTCGTCTAAATCCAGATATATTGTGGGCAAAGATTTGTCAATAATATAAGATTTCAAACTTTTCATTATCTTAAATCAAACTAATCTCTGTCATTTCCTTTGAATTGAGGCTGCTCATGCGGAAGATCGCCCATAGCATCAATTAATAAAGGAAGTAGAACAGATTCATAATTTTCATACACACTTAATATATCATATAGATCCTCTTTTCTCTTTGCTCCCGGAAGGTGAGGCGCAGGAATTATTTCAGGCATTCCTGTAGCATATGTCACTAGTGCTCTATAGGCTGTTCTTTCTGAATCGGGTCTAATATCGTCCGCTGCTCGTTGTGTCAAATCTATATCGGAAATAATGTCGATGTGTTTCGGTAGATTCCTATCTCTCATTGTCACAGCAGATGCCGGTTCTTTGGAAGCGACCTGACACGATTCATTTACTGATGCTAGTTCGGATTCTTTTTCCTGTTCTGACTCAAGCTGCTCGTTTTCTTCTGCCTCATCTTTTGCTTCGGTTTCTCCTAGTGTAGGTAAGCCAGAATGGGCTGCGGTTTTTTTTGCTTTGCTAGTGCAGTCACACCCTTGTTCGTGCACAGTGCACGTTTGTTCGGATAAACTTTTGTTCAATATACTGGAAACCGCATCAATTAATGATTGTGATATACCTAAATCTTTGAATGACATATTTCTCTCCTTGCAGTAGTATATTATTTAGTTATTTTAATCATCTGGCGATTTTTTCTTAGATTTATAATCGGTTTGATAAAATCCCGATCCCTTGAAAATTGGGGCAGATACGACTGAAAGAACTTTAGCTATCTCAGATTGACAATACGGACAATTTTTGATCGCGGCGTCTGAGATTTTTTGCTGTATCTCAAGAATTCCACAGGACTTACATTCGTATTCATATAACGGCATATTGTCACTCACATCACTTTTTTGACGGATCCGTTCGGTAGATAATGATATACTGCAACTTTTTGATTGAATCTTAATGCTTTCCTAATATTATTAGCTTTCATCACCGCACCAAGTTTCGTTTTTTCTTTTTCTGAAAAGAGTTGCTTTCCTCCTGCATCGTATACCACAACCACGAACAGATCGGATTGTTCTTGTACTACACTACCTAATTGTTCTGGATCGGCTTGCTCATTTGCTCTCTTCTCTGCATCTTTTCGTGCTTGATCCTGCTTGCGCTGTGCTTCTTTGGCGGCGAAATCTGCTCGTCGAGCTTGTTCTATCTCTCGGGTGTGTTTTTTTTGTAGTTGTTCTTTCTCTCGTTTCTGACGTTCCCGTACTTTTTGAGCTTGGGACTCAAACTCTTCTTGTAAGTATTTTCTAAATCGTTTCATAAATTTTTTTTCTAGTGCTATAACGAGATTTCTTTGCTAGATTCAATAATTCTCTTATATTTAGAGAAACGACATGAGCTATAACTTTTTGTTTTTCATCTATATTTCTGAGTGCAAATAGTTGATGATGACCATCCAGAATATAATCATCTGACGAAACTACAAACGGCTTTTTAGCATCTGGATGTTTTTTGAAATGCTCATATTTCTGTTTAACTTTTTGTAGATTTATTTCTGATTGAGTTGGCTTCAATTTGTCCAGTCGAATGTATTTTTTCGAGACTAAAATGCCCTGTTCTTTCAGTTCATCCAAAAAAGAGGATATGTCCCTCTCCGCAATCTGTGGCATCTCATTTCTGGTAAAACCTAATCCTTTTATTTTATGAATAATAGACTCGGCGATTTTCATACTCTTTTTCAATTCGTCGAACATTTCTCTGGCAAATCTTTCTGATAGACCAGATAGAGTCATCGAATAAAATGATGCAAAATCATTTCGTTTGACTGCATCTCGCACTCTGGAAGCCGAAAACCCTTCCACTCCTTCGGCATCGGGATCTCTCAAACCAGCCGAGATAACCGCAAAATTTTTAATCGGCAGTCTTTTACTCTTATCTGGATGGTTTATGTATTTCTTTATCAAAGTATCGAATTCGGATACTCTATCGGCTCCAACTACCATCACCAAATTTGCGTAGCCAATTGAATGTAGATATTGTATCACATCGAAGATTGTTTTGATTTGACTATTTGCTACGATATATTTCTTATGATTCGAAATTCCCATAGCCAGATATTTTATTTTCTGTTGATATGATAGGGGATTCTTTCTAATATCTTGAGTCTGACTTAAAAAAATAAATGGTGTGGCATTTTCTTTTCTGGAAACCAACAGCATATTTTCAATAACTTTCTCATGTCCTCTATGAGGAGGATTCATTCTACCGAAGGTAAATACTGCTTTTTTACCCGATAAAATTTCACTTAAAAATTTCATTATTAATCTTTTACTATCGCGTCGTAATAGTTATGTCTTAGTTCGTGTTTTAGTAGATCGCTGTCTCTGATAATATCTCGTAAAACTAATTCAGCATCGCCGTTCTGGAGAGAAAATAGTAAAATTTTATTCGAATCTTTAGTTTGTTTAAGCATCTTGTTTATTGTTGAAAGGTCGAATCCATATTCTCTCAACTTATCTTTCTTGATTGCAGGAAGATTGGGATAAATTTTTACAGATTCTTTGAGTGAAACATCATTGGACTCGGAGAAACTCGCCGATGCTAAATCTGATACATTATATAATATATGAGATGGTTCAACGCCGTGCGATTTTACTATATGTTCTACTGCGGCTCTCAACGAAGAAAATCTTTCATTCTTATTGGTTACATAACGTCCCGATGGTCTGTGGTATGCTACTGCACCAACACGGGCTTTATTAACGTAAACTGCTGCAAATGCAACAGAACGATTTGATGCCAGCCTTTCTAGTTTGACCACTGCACCTGACGACTCTTTAAGGTATGTGTTAAATTTTTTCATATACTATATTTAGTTTGCTTGTTGCTTATATAAAACTTTGCTTATTTTACCTAAATCTTCAATATTCGACGTTTTTGTGTCGTAGTTTGCCACAGTTTTATATGACCACTTCATATTAACTTTAAATCTATGGTGTAACTTAGTATCAATAACAACAATCATGCCTTCTTTTAGTTTAGGAATAACCTTGCCAGATGTAAATAAATTTATGTGCTCAGAAGCGGGCTGCATGATTTCATTTTGTTTAGATAAAGGAAATAATGCTATAAAGTAATTGTCTATGTTCTCTTTTCTATAAATGAAGGCAATCATTGTTTTACTTGGAAGATGGTCATATTCATCGGGGTGGCCTGTATGATCTATTGGAATATCCATCCCTAGTTTTTGACTAAACTCTTTTCTATATTTCTGAAATACAGGACCATGCATACCATAATCACTAATGCTATTTTTAGCGATAAAGGCATGTATCATTTCATGAGCCACAATCTTAGTCAAAGTTTCTTCTGTAAAATTCAGGGGAGCGATCACGATTTCGATTGTTTCAGGCAAAACAACTCTGCTCTGTTTGTATATTTTATATGTAGTCAATCCCATTTGTTGTTTAGGAAGTTTACCGAATTTGATAGGGATTTCTTTGAGGGCACCATTAAAAAGTTTAGCATCAAGCTCTCGGTAAATCTTCTGAAGAGTAGCATTATCTTGGACTTTTTCTGTTATGAATTGCTTGAATTTTTTCATAATAGTCTATTTAGTACCTCTGGTACTGCCAAACCTTCGTTTCTTAGTGCTTCATCTGTTCCTTTTAGGATAGATTTAACCGCCTCTGGATAGATAAAATCTGGAGACAACACCGCCGAGAGAACTTTTTCGAATACCAGTAAATCTGAAGGAGAAAATTTAGGACCAAATAATAATTCTGTTATGATTTTTGGTGTAGTAGATATGAAAGCCGACGATTTTGTCTGAAAATTTTTTGTTATGCCTCTTTTACCTTCTCTGGACTGGGTGGAAAAGAATAATCCCTTAGAATAATCTAATAGTAAGCGCTGTTGCTCAATTGGCTGTCCAGAATTTGATTTTGTTATTCTGAGTGCCACAAACTTTGCTATTTGATTCAATAATATATTTCTATAAATTCCTTTAAATTCACTTTCTGATGTTGCCGGACCATAATAAATCCATTCGCTATAATCCAAATTATTAACTAACATCAAATCAACCTGTACCGATTTATTGTGTTGTTTTTTATTTATGTTTACAATCGGAAATGCGAAAGACACGATTCCAAGACCTCTACTATCTTTAACAGAAGCAGAAATTCGTTTAATCTTAGAAACAACAAAATCAAACAACTCTTCTCTATTAAAGGATTTTGTACTCAAAATAGATTTAGCTGATATTGCTATGTCGATGTCACCAGAAGATTCTCCTGGCAATTTTTTTCCCGCCGAACCCAGTACCCTGAGATCGCTTTTTTCTATATTTAAAACAGAAGAAACGGCGGATATGGCTGCTTTTATCGTCTCGGCTGCATTCTCTTGATCTAATCGCGAGACTCCTATTATTGCGTTTCCTCCTTCATTGAGTGAGGCATGGAAAGAAAAATTCAGTCGAGAGAATTCAAGTCTATCCACCAATTTTATCACACGACCAGATCTGCTATTAAGAGCAACAAAACCTTCCTGTCCCGTAACTCTGAAACCATCGCCGGTTTGAATGAAGGTGCTCATAGAAGATATTTGATTTAATTTTTTAAGAATGATCGATTTTAGTTCTACTATGTAAAGTTGATATTTTAACAACTCTACCAAACTTGATTGATTATCAACGAGAAATTTTATATGTCTTTCTTTTCCGTATGCAGACCTATACTTTGATGAAACATACTCAATCAGGCCAGGAATATCGGAAACTGTCATTTGCTTGCCCGTTCTCACTAATATATTGCTATACGCCTTGACGTGGGTAGATATAGGAGAGTTAGATAATTCATCTGCGAATGACCGGATACTTTTTAGTGATTGTTTTGCCTTTTCTATTAATGAATTTAAATACGAAATTTCGGTTTTATTAAATTGAACGCCGGAACTTACATTTTTTAATGTTGCATCGTCAAACCAAACATCTTTTATTTTTTTCAGTTTGGTTATATCAGGGCTGAAGCTGGCTTTCATTTTGCTCATCTCGGAACCCTTATATTCGGTGTGCCATACTATTCCCAACTGGGCAGAGAGTATGTCTTTTGCTAAGGGACTGTTGAGTGGAACGCCATACGTTAGGGTATTTGGTTTAAATAGCACCATTTCTTGACCATCTATTGAGTCCAGAAAAAGACTACTTTTAGTGAAGATTACATCACCCTGTAGGACCCCTTTTATTCCCAGAGCCGGAAGAGTTGCCAGAGCAATTTTTAATATCTCTTGTACCCTGTCACTATTAGCATGATTTAACTCTATATCTTTTGGCGTAAAATTCAATTTTGGATTATTAGATAAAACAGCTTTTGTTCCAACAAAAAATTTCTTTGTTTTGGGATCAATTCCGGCAAAGATAGCAAGGGAGCCATCCCATTTAGTTGTAATCTTCGAATCAGAAACAGATCCCTCTAAATTTTTAATGATATCTGATAGAACATCGAGAGCATATTTTCCTCCTCGGGCACCATCATTAATGATGTAGTCCTCTACATGCTCAATGTGGGTATTTTTTGCTTCCGAGATGTATTGAAAAAACTTTTTCATATAACATATTATTTAGTTCGCCCTGATGTTTATATGTCATCGTCATAATTGAAAGATCTAAATCTGCTGATCTTTTCGGCTTTCATTCGCAAACCGAACTGAGATTTATCAAATGCTGGTGTATCTTTCTCTGCCTTGCGGTCGGATTGTTTTTTTTCTAAAAGATCACTTTGAGCACTTTCTTCTACATCATATAACCTCATTTTCGACCTATCTATTCCTAGAATAAATCGTTTGTTAGACATTACATTATTATATCTATTCTTGAGTTGTTTTACTAATATCTGCCCCATCTTCTCGAGGTCTTCTGTAGAAATCAATGCTGCCATGAAATCTGCTGTTGCTGGCAATCCCCACGATTCTGATGTATGATCGAGATCGACATCATTGTTTGAAAACCCCTTGCGAGAAGTTTGGGTTGCCGACCAAATGGGAACATTCTGTTCTTGTGCAAGTCCTCTAAATTCTTCTGCTATCGCTTTAATATAAAGATAAGAATTGCTGCTTGCATCCGAACTAAGCCTTGATGATGCGGCTATATTCAAATAATCGACGAGAATAACATCGGGTATGAAATTCTTTTTGATCTTTAATTCATGAAGCAGTGCCCTAAAGTGCGTAACGGTTGCTGATGCCGTAGGATATTCTTTTATGATAATCTTACCTTTTGTTTTCGATCTAATTGCTTCTATTTTCTTGTCGTACACATCTTTAGGAAGAACTGCCAGGTCAACTATAGGAACATCTAAAAGGTTGGCATCAATTCTTTCTGCAATTCTTTCTTGTGACATTTCAAGCGTGATATACAAAACATTATAGCCGCGCATCATGTATGCACCGGCAAGATGGCATAAAGTCAGAGATTTGCCAATTCCGGTACTCGACATAAAGATATTAAGGGTTTTTCTCGGAACGCCACCCCCAGTAATCTTATTCATATAATCTAAGTCGAATGGAAGTTTATCCTCGATATTACGATAAGATTGAAATCTTTCGTTGAAATCTTCCAAATAGTTATGCCCGACACTGTTGTCGAATGTCACGGCAAGAGCATCCGAAAATAACTGTGGAATAACTGCTTTGCTCTTTTTGCCAGATTTGTCTTGCATAATCTCTACCGTTGCCTGTGCGGCTAGATTAAATGCACAAAACTGGCACCATTTTTCTGTTTCTTTTATTAGAAAATCAAGATCACTGAAAATATCAGGTTTGGTCAATTTTGATATTGTGTCTTTTATACTCTTAAATGACGAAGTATCTGCGGTGGTATTATTCGAGAGTTTAATCATCAATCCTTCGATGGTAGGATTGACATCATATGTATCTATGAAACTCTTTATTTCGTGAAAGATCGTTCGTTCGGCATAATCAAAAAAGTAATCTTCTTTGATATAAGGTATCACCCGTTTCATGTATTCGGGATACCATATCAAATTCGTTAATATTACTAATTCAATCCTTTCATTCAGAAGCATCTGATTTATTCAAAAATGGATTTTCGAGATCGAGTATCATTTTTCCTGAGGGAGATTTTGTCAATCTATCAGAATATTTTTCAATAATAGAAATCAGTATATCTCCGACTAATTTTTTAAAATCTTTCTCATCTTCTTCTGAAAAATCTACACCTCTAAATCTATCAGGAACATACCATATATCCTGTTCAAATGACATAGTTGGGTTTGGCTTTAGCAATGAAGGCTCTTTGATTTGAATTTTGCCATAAGAATACACTATGCCTTCCCATTTTCCTGCGGAGGCGGTTAATTTTACACACCACCTCTTATGTTTCTTCGCACTCGGAGATGGATCGTGGATTATCTGATATTTCGATTCTAAATCACTCATTTTCTAATATTTCATCAACTAAAGATTCAGGCGAGGAAATTCCATATTCAAATTTACTCTTAACAAAAGCGTCGAGTTGTTTTAAAACATCTTCAGTAAAATACTTTTCGGGATTTTTAATAATAGCATTACCAAAAACAGAAGTGCCGTCAGGCAAAACAATTTTGGTGGAACTTTTTTTAAATATATTAGCTTCTATAGCAAGTTCGAGTAATCCAAAATACCTGTCGAGGCCCTTATCAAAAGATAAAGCAGTGAAAATTTCGGAACCCTCTCTGGTCAATCTGCCTTTTACTGTCTTGCATCTAATCTTAACACCTTTCTGAACTCCCTCTGTGTCTTTATCTTTACTCTTGCCCAGAGCAACAATAATACTTGCTGAATATTTCAATCCGGAACCTCCTGCTAACTCTTTTGTGGGAAACATTCCCATTGTTTGATACACATGATTCGTTACAAGCATGGGGATTCCTGCTCGAGCTAGTTTTAGAGTTAGAACGCGAAAAGCTGCCTTAATTTCTTGCGTTCGTGTCATGTCTTTCACTTCTTTGCCTGACTCAGTATCTGCCATTTCCTTTGAGGTCGATAACATTCCCAGAGAGTCCAACAAGAACATCATGTTTCTTCTGTCTTTTTCGTTTTTATTGAGGTGGTTGTCAACAATTTTCAGTGCTTGTGTTTTGAATTGTTGAACCGTTTCAACTGGAACAACCAACACTCTAGAAACATCAATTTGCCTATCAATAAGGAGATCTTTTGTAATAGCTCCTTCTGATTCAAAAATGATTCCGAGGTTCTTTTTATCCAGCGATAGAAAATGCTTTAATACAGACAAGACGAAGTAGGTTTTTCCTGTTGCTTCCTCGCCGGCAAAAGCCACAATTTTATTCGATGGAATTCCTTTATAGATAGATCCTGATAAGAGGGCATTGAGTGTATAAGAACCGGTGTCAATAAAACCTGCAATATCTGCATAGGTTCCATCTTCTGCGACGGAAGCATTTTCATTTGCTATTAATGATATAATTTCACCTAAATCATTATTCTTCGACATATGTACTCCTATCCAAAAAAATATTCTAGTGATGTTTCTTGTTCTGCCTTCCAGTTGATCGCGGCAAGAATGTGTTGCATCGGTTCTAGGAACGCCTTTTCAAACTGTTTATCGTAATCGACATACTTATGTAAGTTTAATTCTTGCGGAAGTCCAGTTTCAGGAACAGCTATTACATGTGATTGAACGGGATTTGGCTCTCTTAAATACATAAACTTAATCTTATCACCATCACGAATCAAAGGCAAAATTTTATCTAATCCTTTTGAATTAACAAAATGATTGTATAATAAAGCCCCTCGAACATGAATTGGAGTTCCTCCCTTAAAAAGTTCGACCTCATCTGTATATTTGACTAATCCATTCATGCCACGAGGAAAAGCTACATCTGCCGGATTTAAGGTTCTAAATTCCTCTTTTTTTTCTGATATAAATTTTTGTAGGGTTGCTTCATCTGTATCAAATATGAGCTGGGTTGCCTCAGTAATATACCTTCGACATATTTCTGGAGTTGATGATCGAACCGCTTCAATGCCCATGATCTTTAATTTTTTCTTTCGTATGCCTTCAATATCATATGTGTTGAGCATATATCTCTTCTTGGCAGTCCATACCCCTTTGTTGGCAATGACTTCTCGTTTCATGTTGATTGACTGAGAATAGCAATTCAAATATTCACTAAGCGCAAAAGCGGATTTTGATATAACTGGCTTTATCTTATTTTCAGAGAATTGATCCAATACATCTACTATTTTATCATTAGAATCTAATTTTAATTGCTTGATCAAATCTCCTAAAGTAATATAGATGGAGTCTGTGTCTATGGCAACAATTCGATTCTTATTATCTTTCATCAGAGAGGATAGATATAGATCAACGTCTTTTGCAATCCACTTAATAGCAAGTTGACCAGATAGGGTTACGGCTTCGGCAAGTCGAGTGTCATAAAATCGAAAATAATTGGTTCCCATTGCTCCGTATGCCGAATTCAATTGAATCTTTTTCGTCAATTGAAAATTGTTGTATTTAGAAACATCAAATTCGAGTTGTTTAACTTTATTTTTAAGATTAATGTCGTCTGGTCGTATTTGAAGTATCTTCAATGTTTCTTCTAATTCCCGCTTTGCCTCTGCAAGTTTTTTCTTATATAACTTTCGATCTTCTATCATTCGGTTTAATATGTCAGGTAAAAACCCTCTTTTTTCTTTACTGAAAGTAAACCCATTGACCGCTAGAGTTTCGTCTTTCTCGTTCAAAAACTTGGTATCAATTTTTTTATTGAGTAGGTCGTCTACATTATATTCATCTCTCTCTTCGATGTATTTAAATGTATCGGAAACAAAAGTTCCTGTAATTGTTTCAGGAGAAATATTAAACTGAACAATAAGGTGTGGATATAATGAATCTATGTCAAAAGAAACTATCCAATCATACATACCGGGAATAACATCCTTGACATAGGCTCCTGCGTATTTTTCTAATTTATTTTTATGTTCATGCTGGGGTAGAACTAGATTGTGCTGTTTAAAATAGTTGAAGATAATCGAATCCCACAATCTTACTTGAGTGAAAACGTCTGTGTAATTAGTCTTTGCATCATATGCAATATTGATACTCATTTCTATCAACTTCAATTTTTCTTCGAGGCGATATACTAACTCAACATCTTTGATGTTATAATCGATGAACTTCTGATAATTTTCATGATATAAGTTATGCAATGAACCATATTCATCATACGATAACTTATGTTCATTCAGTTCGACATATGCAATATAATTCAACTTTTCGCTTTCTTGTTTTGGTTGAAACTTTCTATACAACTCATAATAATCAAGAACTGCTATCCCAATCAACTCCACTACGTCTTGTTTTTTTCCTTTGTGTATTACTTGTCTTATGCCGATCTGCCTCCACGGAGATAACTTTGATGCGGTCTTTTCATCTAAGACTCTAATAATTCTGTTCACTAGATAAGGAAGATCGAAAAATTGAATATTCCAGCCTGAGACGATATCTATTTCCTTGGAACGCCACAGTTCTATAAATTTTTTCAATAAGTCTTCTTCACTTTCACAGAAAATAAATTTGACATTATTTCTGGTATTTTTATATCTATTAAGACCAAAAACAAAATAGCAACCATTAATTAACATAGTAATGGCTGTTATTTTTTGCCAAGGATTTTCGGGAGAGGCATAACCATTTGCTGTATCAACTTCTATATCAATATATGCGGTATTGATATATTTAAAATCATAGTCTATCTTTTGCTCTTTGTGGTAATCTGCTATGAATGCATAAATGAATTTCGTGTTACCAAAAAAGGATAAATTTGAGATGTCCTTGGTTTCCCGTATGAACCTATTTGCATCAGAGATCGATTCGAATTGAATTCTTTCTACTGGCTCGTCTTGTAATGTTTTATAGTCAGTGGGCTTGTTTGTTTTGACGAACAATGATGGTTTGTATTCAATTTTTTTCTTGACCCGTTCTCCGTTTGAAACGCCACGGTATAAAATATTATTCCCCAATAGGGATACATTAGTATAAAACTCAGACATATGTGATTATATAGCACGTATTTCTAGCGTGGACTAATAATTTGGGACGACGGCGTAATTATTTTACTGTGTATTTTCTGATAATGTTGAACTATCGAGGATGCCGGCTCATATGTAAAAAGTACCTTATCTTTACTAATCACAAAACTTGTTTCGGCAGCAAAAGGCAAAAAGGGATGAAACTGGACACCGATACTGCCTCTGTCATTCGACGGAGTTGGAATTATTACAGTAGGATTTATTAATCTATAACTTGAACCGAGATCCTCAAATTCTGCTAACACCTCAACCGATGTTTGTAGAGCAAATATCATTATCTTCTGAGCCATCGTCTCCTCTTGCTTGGTTGTTCTGCGACTTCTTCGGGTTTTGTTTTCGGTTCCTCAACTCTAATCGGCGTGTCGAATAATCTCTTTTCCGCTTCTCTTCTTCTAACCAGACCCGGCAGCACTTGACCGTTAGCTCTTGTCCATCTCAATAATTGTTCGCTTGCGCCCTCATAGTTTCCACTATTCAATAACTTCAGTAAAGTGGATGATCGAAAATTACCTTCTCCTACATTATACACAAAAGACACTAATGCGTCAAATTGATTTTGATTTAATTCAACTGTTGTGTGTCTTGTAACCGCTGCCTCAAATGCTTTTAAATCCTCCTTCAATAGACGTTCGGCCTCTTCGACTGTAATTTTTGTGCCCAAGTTAATGGGCTTTCCATTAATTCTGGTAGTTCCATATCCTATTGTTACCACTTTTGCAGGACACAGATACGCTTCGAGTTTTAGTCCCTCGAAGTGTTTTATTATACTAAGACCATTATTACTTGTCTTCATGCTCATGTGAAAATCCCTTCTTATTTACTTCAATTATTATAGGATCATTAACTAGTGCATATCTATGATCTAACATCGAAACATTATAAAAACTTATGCCATCGACTGATGTGTGTCCATATGCCTCATGTATATGACCAAAAATATGAAACTTCGGCTTAATCTTCAACACCCGTTCCAATAGTGCTTGACATCCCACGGATTGTCCGGAAACAGTTTTATCGAGTATTCCTTTCGGAGGACCGTGTGTTATTAAAAAGTCTATATCGTCGGGTATTAAATCCCAATAATAATGCATTTCATCGCGGGAAGCCATAAATGCCCAATTATAAAATTCCGGAGTCATCGGAGACCCCCAGAATTTCACTTCATCTATTATATAACCAGAATTTTCCAAATATACAATACCACTCGATTCTAAAATGGCTATAGCTTCATGTTTTGGAATTTTTGCACGAGGATGTCTGTCGAAAGATAAATCATGATTACCAGCTATAACTAACTTATGTTGATATTGTTTCTTTGAGAGAATTTCAGCAAATTTTATTATGTCTCGCTTCTCTCCCACGGACGAAAGATCGCCTGCGAAAACTAAAACATCCGCATCAGGAAGTTCAAAATTGCTGATGCCATGCGTATCGCTGAACGCTAAGACTTTCATGATTTTCCTGTGCTGCCAAAACCACCGGTCCGGTTGCCTTTCAAAGCCGGTTTTTGTTTTGTTTCCTTAATAGTGAATCGTAAATCTTTTACAATTTCTCCTTGAGCAATTCTATCACCATGCTGAATTATCGCAATTTTTTCTGGATGAAGATTTATCAATGCAACGAAAATTTGATCCACATAATCAGCGTCAATAATACCTTGACCATTAATTAAAGTCAGTCCATCTCTGGCTGCAAGACCGGATCTGGCATGAATTCGTAAGGAATATCCTTCGGGTAAATCTACAAACAGCCCAGTAGGAACTAGAAACTTTTCTCCTGGGCGTAGGGTAATTGTTGAGTCTCTGTTGTCGAAGTGTGCTCTAATGTCAAAACATGCAGACTGTAGTGTTGAATATTCTGGCAACCTTGCTCCTTCGGCAAGATAAAATTTTACCTCATTTTTTCTTTTTGCTTCCAATGTTATATTTTGCCTCTAATTGCCATTCATTTTTTTCCTTGAAGGATAGTATTTTTAAATTCCCCACGGGAATTGTTTTTTCTACCCGGTTCTTGTCACGAATAACCAATAAATTCCATTCTTCAAGAATTTTTACAATAGTGTTTCTTCGTGCTATGTCGTCGTCTGTTAGAGTTGCTTGCTTTCCATCAAGTTTGAATAACTCCTTGAAATGTAGTATAGCATATTCTCCGCGCTTATGCAAGATATGGCAACTCTGAAAAAGTTTTTTTTCTTTTGCCGAAGATATTCCAATGCGAGTGAGTGTCTCGCGGATTTTAAGGAAATCCTTCTGATCTATAAGATTTATGCGAACGCCCAAACCTAGAAAAACATCATTATCTACAATCATAATAATCCACCGATAAAATATTACTATCTTATTTAGTGGATATTAAATTCTAAATAATCGTTTCCATAGAGATTTTTTCGGAGGATATAGCTTTTTAAATATGGGCAATAGCAATTTTTCACAGTCTTTAAGAGACTGTTTATTATCTTCAAGTTGTTTTAATATCTCTAAAAGAAGTTTATTTCTTTCTGCTTCTTCTCTGTTCACTAACTCCACCCGTTTCGTATGTCTTTTTTATTGCTGCTATCTGATCTTCATTATGCAAATGGAGAACTTCTTTGGCTCTCCTTCTACTGTATGTATAATATTTCATCAATAGTTCTACTGTTTCGTCCTTGGGAGACTTATGCCACTTTAGGTATCTTTTACTAGGTCTAATTGAATGTAAATAATAATCATATTGTAGTCGTATTGGTGCCCTATGGTGACAATTCATCTCCTCAGCATATAATATCGTGGAAACATCGGCTGAAAGAAATCGATTGATTAGATAAGGAACATACTTACTCTGATTCTCTTCGGTAAGAATATCTTTCTTCTCTTTAGTTATGTCATTGAGAAAATCGAAAAGCTCTGTTCCTTTCTCTTTAAGTGAAGGCTCTTCTGACTCAGACTCATTCTTTAAAAGATCAAAAATGTTCATGCGAATTCGCAATCAACCATGATTCTGATTAGACATGCCATTAGTGTAATTTCTTGATCTGCACTTCTCGAACTTCTGTCGAGAGCATCATCTATATGAATAACAGCAGCAGGAATAGATTGTGGTTTTAGTACACTCTTCAATGAGTCGTATATCTTTCGATATATCCTAGCAGGATCATTGTCGCTATTTTCTATTACCCACTCGTGAACTTTATTATATTTCTGCTCCTTAAGTGCCGTTATAAGTTTACTCAATGAGATATCCTGAACTGCTGAAAGTATCGCTTCGGAAATTTCCCCATTCCTCTGTGCAAATGTTTGCAGTTCATTAACGGTCCGCCTAAAATCGGGAAAAAACTTCATCACAACATGAGCGAGGACCTTAGAATCAAAAGTCACCGACTCCTTCTTTAGTATCATGGCAACTCTTTTATAGAATTCTTCTATGATTGCTTCTTTATCTTCGCTTGGAATTTTAAAATCTTTAACAGCACATCTAGATTGTAGCGGAACAATTATTCTATCTTTATAATTACATGTTAAAATAAAAGCACAATTCGAAGCGCATTGTTCCATTACTCCTCTAAGACCCGCTTGAGCATTGGGAGAGAGAAAATCTGCTTCGTCATAAATCAAAACTCGTCTTCCGCCAGAAAATGATAGAGCAGATGCAAATGTAGTTATAGTGTTTCTAACATCATCAATGCTGTTATCTGTAGAACCATTCAGCATCATCCACTCAAGACCAAGCTCATTACATATAGCTTTTGCTACTGTCGTTTTTCCAGAGCCTTGTTGACCAACTAGCAGTAAATGTGGAACATCACCAGATTTGACAATCCCTCGAAAGATTTCTTTGAGAGATTTTGGTAATATGCACTCATCAATAGTAGCTGGACGGTATTTCTCCGTCCATAAAATATGCTCTCTCATTGAAATATCGGATTACTTTTTTTCTTCTTCTGATTGTAAGCGATTTTTGGTATCTAAGTCAAGTTCTTGCATCAATTTATTTGTCGTTTCTGCTGCCAAAATCAGTAATTCATCTGCACTATGTTTCCTTCCCACCAATCGGTTATCTTTTTCGAGAAGAACTGTTGTTATAGCAGAGAATACTACACTTTTCGAGAGAAGATAGAGATTATATTTAATATAATCTGCTATAATCAATCCTTGCTGTACTGCGGCATTATTAAATTTAACCGACTCTGATAAAGCATCAACTCTCATTGAAAGCTCAGCAAGACTTATCGGTGCATTCTGTGTTGTCTTATTTTCCGCCTGTTTCGCTTTTTTCATTTTCTTTCTCCTGTAAAATTTCTAAAGTTGTTTTCCACTGTGATAGTTTTTGTTCTAGCTTGACTCTTCGCTTAGAAGATTTCACAGAGGCTAATTGTTTTTCCAAAGATTCTATTGCTCCTTGTGCATATAGAACCGGAAACGCAAGTAACTTGATGTGGTTTGGCAATGTCATGAAAACCGACTCTCCTTTTCGAGTGCCACCCAATATTGAATCGGACATGAAAGGTTCTTAAAATTGCCAACTATGACACCCGATTTTCCTTCTGCTTTAGAAAATGCTACTTCATAATCGCCATCGACAATCTTTAAGTTCTCTACCTTGATGACAAGCCGAAAATTTTTGTTGGGATTGACTGATACATCAACTTTAAACGCATCTGTCGCGCTGTTGTTAATATCTTGTACGTTTACCCTGATACTATCTCCAGAAGATTCCACAACTAGATGCGGAGCTTTCAATATCAATGCGGCTTTCTGTAGTATAGATAATTCTTCTTTCTTGAGAGTGAATTTAATCTGCGCTTCAGGCACCTCGATGTTTTTGGACAAACCCTTGACGGTGCTAGGATCCGCAAAACCATAGCGAATTGATTTATTTCCGGCTTTAACTAATAAATGATCATCTTTAATTTCAAAATCAGGATCATTAAATAAGCTCTCTATTGCCAGAAATTTATTCAAATCATATATCGTAAAGTCTCTTGGTATTTCCTCTTTGATTACCGCCTCTGCAACAATCGAACTCTTCGGACTGATAGTTTTTAAAACCGTGCCCTGTTTAAAATGCAGACCAGTATTAATCTCTGCAAAATTTTTTAAAATAGCAAATGTGTCTTTTGAGAATTTCATAATTAAATTAAAAATAAGGGGCGGCGCTCGGCCGCCCCACTGAATTATGCCAATGCGTTAGTGTTGAGTCTGTAAGCTGTAACCTTACGCTTAACGAAGCGATTGCCCTGCTTACGAACTACATTAACCTTATTGGTATAAATCGGAAAACCATCTTCCCTCAACTCAAAAATTCTTGCTGAGAGTCGATTGATTCCTAGCTTTTGCTTTGCTTCATCAACAGGAAGGTTCTTTCCCGTTAGAAGTCTGTTTAACAGTCTTTTTGATTGTGTTTGTGTTTTGCGTGCCATGTTTCTCCTATAATAATATTATGCAAGGCTCTGTTACTATATCATACCTCTTATTAAAATCAAATAAAAAAGAGGGAGGCGATTGCCTCCCTCTCCAAACTACTTCTTCGATGTGGGGAATATGGATTAAGAAGAAGTTGCTTGTTCGAATATGTCCTTGAGCGAATTGGTTCGCTTCTCTTCCTTTTTCTTTAATGCTTCGAGTTCCTCTTGCTGTAATTGCTTTGCTCTAAGTACACTTTCATCTAGTATAGATTCATCAAACTTTTCATATAATTCCATAAACGCTTGCTTATTATGTGAATCAAACCTAGATATACACAACTCAATTGCCTTTCGTTTATCTTTCAATATAGAAAATGCTTTCACAATATGAACTAATCTACGAGTAGTAATGATTTCCGAAGAGACATCAGCATAAAAATTCTGTCTGGATTGAGCTGCCCAATCAAGAAGAGCACGCACAAAAGCAGGATCTTTGATTCCTTCGTGCTCTAAAACTAAATTGAGTATTTTTTCTTCAACCCTAGAATCGGGATAATTATGTTCAAATGTTACAGGAAATCTTTCCAAGAACGCTTCGTTCATTATATTAGTTCCAATAAACTTTCCGGACTCGGATCCTTGTCCCTTAGTGTTTGCTGTGGCTACTATATTAAATCCTTTTGCTGGTTGAATATATTGATTGATTTTCTTCAAAAAAATGCCCTTGCCTTCTAATACGGGCTGTAAACACATGATTTTCGTTGAAGCAAGATCCACCTCATCTAACAGTAATACTGCACCAGATTTCATCGCTCTGATTACTGGTCCATCAAACCACTTAGTAGAATCGTTAATTAGTCTAAATCCTCCCAATAAATCGTCCTCGTCAGTTTCAATCGTGATATTCACTCTAATTAATTCTCTGTTAGCATGAGCACAAGATTGCTCAATCATAAATGTCTTACCATTTCCGGACAGTCCAGTTACAAACAAGGGATAGAATAGCTTCGACTCTATAATCTTTCTAATATCCTCGAATGGTCCGAATTGTACAAAAAGCGGATCTTTAGCCGGTATTGTATTTGTTTCCATGATTATTCCCCCACTATTTTAATTACTATTATTATTATACTTTATAACATCAGTTGGTGTCAAGAGATTAAATCTATGAATGTATTCAATAACTTACGTGAATTTTTGATATTTCTATAAAACTCTCGCAATGAACTTTCGATTTCTGATTTGGCAATTCCGTCAATTTTTTTATTTTCTATCTCTAGCGACTTGCCGCCTTTGATTAGAAAAAATGCATCGTATGCTTCGTTGGTGATTTTGATTATTCCATCAGCATTAAATTTCTGTTCATTGTATTCTTCTGATATTCCCTCTATCTCGTGCGTAATATAAAATCCAATAACATTGCAGTCAAATCTCTCTTTCAATGTTTTTAGAAAAAAATCGGAAGTTTTCTTTGTATTATAATCTAGGCTCGACCATGTTATCTGATACTTATTATCCCTGAGAATTATTTCGGCATTTTTAACCAAAGACTCACCTAGAATCTTTTTTTCTTTGCCAGTTTTAACTTTATTAATAACCGAAGGGGCACTTGTAGCATCTCCATCAGTTAAGGTTATTAAATTCACAATCTGAAGGTTGTGTTTATTTTTGAAATTCTCGAATAAGTAATGAGCACAATAGGTTGCTTCAATCAGCGGAGTGCTACCCAATTTATCTGTTATGGGCATATACGATTGATCACGCAAAAGCATCATATGTTCGAGCATAGCATTAAATTCATTCATCTTCATAGAAGATGTGAAGTATTGTCTAAGACTGAATCCTTCGTTTTTGAGATCTGGTGTATATTGAATATACGTACTCTTCGGCAAAGATGCGGCCGAGTAATGATTATCAGTAAATCCATAAACTTCAAATGGAATCCCCACTTGCTTGCAGAATAAAACAAGGACCAATAATTGTTCGATTGCTCCTTTCATATTTGGTGACATACTAGCCGAAAGATCCAATAGCATTAAAAGTCCATGATTTTTGCCCGTTGGCACTTCGGTGGATTTAAAAAATACATCCTCGTTATATCTATAACTGTAGAGTTTATTTACATCCAATTTGCCGGTGGAAGCTGTTTTAGCTTTAAGTAATTGAATTGCCCTCTTCTTCTGTTCAAAAAGCTGAGCCAATAAACCAACAGAGGACTTATTTTCTGCTCTAAACTTTCTTAGGCTCTCGGATGCTTTAATTCGCAGAGTACTAAGATTCTGATAGAATTCTTGAAAGTCAGACAAAATTCTCTCGTATGGAACCACATAATCCTTCACATTAAAATTCTTAGTAATTTCTACATATATTTTATTCTTCAGTTTTTTCGATCCGGTTTTTGAGAAATAATCTGAAAGTGCCTTCTGTAATTTCGACATCAGTTCTATCTCTTTATCACCATTGTCGCAGTTTCCTTTTGAAGCCGGAACGGAAAATGGTTGGGGTGGATATTTGTCCGGGTGTTTTTGTGCCTCTTCTTTAGCGAACTCATATAAAATTCTGGCTACTTCTATTGCATCTTGTTGGGTTTTACATGAATCAACGAGTAGTAGATATTTTTGCTGCTCTTCTGTAAACTCAATCTTAGTATTTTTGAATGGTCTTCCTGAAAGTTTAAAGAAAAGATTAATTTTATCTAAGATAGAAAGATTATTCTCATCTATCTTATCTGATATGAAAGGCATATCAAATAACTCTTGTGTGCCGTAGTGATATGCCTTTAGGGTGCCTGGATATCTCTTCTGCATCAGCTTGTCGATTCTTGCATCCTCGACCAGATTCCATACATTGAAAAATCCTGGCTTATCTTCTGCTTCTTTTTTAATTTCGCTGAGATCGTTTTGACTGAATAGAGCATGACCTATTTCATGAGTCACTAGCATTGCCGATACATCATAAGATATATCTCCCCAATCTGGAAGAAATAGTTTTCTATTTTCAGTATCAAATGCAGCTATTGGTGCTACCGAATTCTGTATTAAAACATCATTAACAAAATCCACCGAAATATTCTCGGTTGCCATTAGTCTAGCAAGGGTGGCCTGTAGCTCTTGCTTTCGTCTGATTTCTCTGTCTTGTATGATTTTATTTGTGTCTGTCCCCATATTTCTATATTACAACAAAAACCGACTTAATGTCAATAGTATCATTATAATGAATATTATCAACTACTTATTATAGATCCTATATAATAGGTAGTTGAACGTGGAAAGAAATGATGTCACCGAGTAATTTAAAATCAATGGAAACCCAGATTTAACTAAGAGTGAATAAACAATCATTATTGAGCTTCCGATCATTAGAAGAATTAACATCAATTCGCTGATGCCGGAAGTTTCTTTAGTCACAATAAACTTAATTGTCTGAGGAACCGCCGATAGAATCAAACAGGCCGATCCGATATATCCAAAAAACTCGATCATGGTTTTCTAAAAATAAAAATCGGCTCATATTTAAAATATCCTTCATCTCCAGAACCAGACAATTTCACCTTACAGAAATTTTTCATCATAGGATCTCCGGTCTCTGGGTCAAGTCTGTTGCGTCCAGGCATTCTAGACAATACCATTTTTAGTGTTTCAATATGCTGCATACCCAACGATTTTAGGTAATCTATAGAATCTTGTTCTAATGGAAGAATATCCTTCTTACCAAACTTAACATCGGCTATATTCCAAGCGATATAGCCTCCTGGTTTTAACCAATCAAAAGCGGTTTTTAGTGTTCGTTTTAAAAAATTATCTCTCCATGAATCATATGTATCAAACTTAATCGCACTCTGTGCAGGATCGTCACTATACAGTTCCTTACAAAAATAGGCTGGACTCGTAAACACTAAATCTAGATTTCCTTTGTATTTTTGAAAATTGTCTTGAAGATGCATTTCTTCCGAACCACATTGATAGATTTCATATGTATTAAGTGGCGCACAGAATGGACCAGATCTATATGTTTGAGTATTATAAAAATCTGCAAGCTCGTGATATTTTGTTCTTCCTGGTGTCGTTGTATGATCTGGATTAGGATCGGTTCCTATATAATGAATTCCCCTGTCTTGACTTACTGCCATGGCTCCTAATATTCTTCCTCCCCAGCCAGAAGAAGGATCCCAGACTATAGCTTTTGTATTTGGCTTAGTGTATCTTTCGTAAATTAACTTTGCCGTAAGTGGAGGAAAGTTAACTGCTTGCTGACATACCGAAACTCTAAATGCTCTGAGTCCTGCTGGAAAAATTCGCTGACCTTTCTTAAAAAGTCTTATTCTATATTGGGTTGCCTCCGGAAAATATTCAAGAATTGTTTTGCATCTGGGTCTAATCAAATCTCCGCTAGTCTCTAATTCTTCTTTACTTATAGATAGACATGTTATTTCTCGCAATTCATCAATATACCCAGAATAAAAATTTTCTTCGGTTTTTGGCTCCAAGAAATAATCGTATTCACCTCCTGAATAATACCGTTCAAAAATTTCAATCCATCTGAGACCAATATTTTCATGTTCGGCTATGAGATATGTTTTCTTATATTCATGTAAATCCGTTTTATCAGGATGAAAAGTTCTAACGGGAGAAGCATAAACATAAAAAGAATCTCTCTTGAAATGTCTCCTAGCATAAGTAATCATCTTGTTGAGTAGGGCGGGATCCTTAAAGTGGTCATATATAGATAAACCCGCATTTACTTGAGTTGTATAATTTATTTTTGTTTTCATCATAGTAGGAAACCATTCGTTAGCGGCATTACCTACTATGCTCGTGTTCCGAATACAATCTATAGTATTGGTTAATTCGTCTTTAACCAAAAACTTATGAACAGGAAAAGATTCTAACTGATTAAATTGGTCAATTATCTCGGGTTCATCTAATCCTAATCTAGGAGGAAGACCATAGTTATCCCATAGATCAACTACAACAGCTCGCATTTCTGCGACCCATGCACAAAATTCTGCATCTGACATCCACAACAATTCTTCAAATGTTTTATTGACAGAATGCTCTATGAGTCTATTGTTTCTTGGCATCTTTCTTTTCTATTTTCTTTTTAAGAGTCGGCTTTTTTTCTTTCTTCGGTGCTGGGAATTGAAGAAGTCCTAATGTTTGCATTTCAGAAAAATAAGGAATACCTACATGATCTACTATTTTGTGTTTTCGTGCTTCTTCTGCCGAAAGAAACCAGTCGATGTGTTTTCTTTTTTCAACTTCTTTTTTGAAATAATCTGTGGGTTGATTGCATTTTTCTGATAGAAGTTTATATAAAACTTCGTTTAGTCTCTCGGCTTCTCTGACATCTGCTTTAAGATCCTCAATTTTTCCCCACGACACCTTACCTGCATCATGAATCATCACAGTAGAATATTTCCCTATAAATCTCAAGCCAGGATTTCCGCTGGCAAGAAGTATACTACCGCATGACATTGCTTTTCCTAATGCTATGGTGGCTTTTGGTATTTCAACACTTTCCATTATGTCGAGCATTGCCATCAGTGAATATATTTCTCCACCAAAAGAATCGATGAAAATTGGGATGCAAGGAAGATCGGAATGTTTCAGACGATCAAAATCTTCTTTGAATTTCTTAACGGCATCCTCTGTAAATTCATTAACAAGAATATATGGTTGATGTTTTCTGGGGTCTTCCATTCAAATCTCCATTTATTCATTATAGTATAATATTAAATATCAAATGTAAAGTTTATTTTTCTGAATACAAGAACACCAGATTGCCGCTATCATATAGGCGATAGTATCCATTCTTTTTCATATTTTCCTCTTCTGATAATAATGGATCATAGTTCTGTAGCTTGAATGTAAGTTTCTTCTTTTGGTATTGGTATCTACTAATAAGTTTTCCTCCAACGAGATATTTGTAATTTGGTTGAGTTTTTCCTAATAATTTAAATCCCAATTTTTTATATAAATTTCCATCTGAATATGTTCTGTCTGCATAAGACACAACGGTCGATGGCTGCCTTCTGATAAAGGTTTTAAACAACCTAGACGCTCCTGCAATGACTCTATATCCGCATTTCGTTGAGAATCTAGTCAACTCAAAATCGGCATCTTTATTCCACCTAGACTTAGAAAACGTCATTACTGCATAAATTTCTTCGCTATCATCTACCAGAGCATAAGCAAATCTATATCCAAGGGAACCATATAGATGATTTTCGCGAAGAAAATTCTGTATTTTAAGAAAATCTAGGTCATCTCTGACTGTTAGGTTTCTTGCATAGATGGGTTTAGTTTTTCCTAATTTATTCAGGATCATTGATTTTATGATATGCTCTTTGCTGCGCCAGTCATGGTCAAAAATATGAATTAGTTGAATATTCTTGTTCTCACATAGTTCAGTCTTATTCATATGCATAAATTTGCTTCTGAATTTTGTGGTATGATAATACACACCGTTACACTCTATTGCAAGATTCAAGTCAGGAAGATATATGTCCAATTCTTTTGGTGGTATTATATTGCGGGCATTTCTAAGGATTTTTCCGCTATAGTTATCGGCAATAAATTCAAATACTTCAACTTCGAATCCGTTCGTTCTTTCTATTTTTTCTATACCGAAATAATTTTTCAGTTTGCTTCCTAACCAAGAATCCGATACTTCATATTCTCGTGCTATTCTACTGATCGATTTTCCATTTTTTATGTATTCATGTTCCAATAATTCTTTGTTCCATAATATAGTTTCATGGGAAACTTTGGATCGATGAGTTTTCGAAATTTTCTTTGCTCTTCGTTCTACAACCTCTCTGTTATAGGAAATGTTATCAACGCCATATTTCCTTCGAATATGATTGGATATTAAATCTGTTCTCTTGAAATAATTTTTGACACCATATTTCTTTTCCGTTGTTGCTTCTGCTTTGGTTCTATTATTATAATTCTCGCTGCCGTATCTGAGTTTCTTTGTAACTTTCGATTTTTTAGATGTTGCTAATGCAGAACAGCGAGGTGAACAGTATAATTTATATCTGCCGTGCTTGAACTTTACCTTATTTTTGCATGTCGGGCAAATAGGGCTGCTACGAATATTATTTTTAATGCAATATAGTCTTTCTTTTATCGTGGCATCTGGATCTAAAAATTTAGTATCTTCGATGATCGCACGGATTATATCTTCTGGGAACCCATGTCGGTGATATATTCTCTTTATCGATCCTGACCGATCAAATATAATTTGATACTCGTTCTTCATTCTATCGAACTAAAATTTTTGCTCTTAATGAACTTGATTCTATTGTCAAATTTATCTGCTATGTTTTCTTTGTGCGATATAACAAAAATATTGCTATCTTTAAACATATCTTGTTTTAACATCGATAGAACATTTTCAGTTGCAGTTGTATCGAGATATGAATCCAGAACTTCATCTAAAACCAATAGATTGGTGTTGACCGAGTTTTTCAATTTTGCTATTGTTCTCCAAGTAAAGAGTAATGCCAAGTCGATTCTTTGTTTTTCTCCTTCTGAGAAGTTGGCATATGAAAATGCTTCTTTGCCATCGAATTTGATATATTCGTTGAATTCTTCGTCGAGGGTAAAGGTCACATAGAAATTCATAGCAGATAGAAACTTATTGGTGAACTTGTTTATCAATGGAAGATATTGTTTAATTATCTTAGACTTGACTCCGGAATCTTTCAGCAATAGGGAAGCCACTTCATACACCGACTTAGTTTCTATAATGTCAGACTTAGCCGATTCGTTGTCGTGTAATTCTTTTTCCACTTCGTCTTGAGAAAAATCTTGGGAAATGTTTGATGCCTCTTTTTTCAGATCTATTGTATCTTGTGCTATCTTTTGCATGAATTGTCTAATTGCATATATCGAAGAGTTTTTCTGGTTTATTAATAATGTCAATTGTTTTATTTCATTCTCTATAACTAACGCTTCTTTCAATTTTGCGTTAAAATTTTCGATTAAGGTGGCAGCAGAGCCAATACCTTCTGTTATTTCTGACATTTCTTTGTTCTTAAAATCTATCTGCTTGTTTCTGAAATCATCATTGATGTCCTGTTTGCACGTAGGACACTCAGAATGCTCTTTATAGAAAACTAACTCTTTAGATAGATTTTTCTTCTTGTCTTCCAGTTTAGATAAAACTGTGCGGATTTCCTGTAATTTATGTTCTATGTCTAACTTAAAACTTATCTGATCTTTTTTGTTTGATATTTCGTTGTTATGCAGATCTATTTCTTTCTGTAAATCTGATATCTTCTTTTCATTGTCGCTAAGTATTGCCAAATTTGTCCTTATTTTTTCTTCCTTATCTTTGGATATATCCTCAAGGTATTTCTGATGCATTATTAACTTCTCTCTCGCAAGAGAAATTCTATACTCAATTGAGTTTAATTCATCTTTCAGTTTAGAGAGCTTTTCCTTCAATAATACATTCATAGTGGAGAAAATTTCTATATCAAGCAATCCCTCGATTATCACTCTTCTATCTGCCGGCTTCAATTGCATGAAAGGAGTAAAATTAGATGCACCCAATACCACTATCTGAGAAAATGCCTTAAAGTTAAACTTCAATATCTGTTGTTCTAGTTGCTCTTGATAATCTTTATTATGCGAATCCTGATTGATAAGTTCCGAGTTTTTATAAATCTCAAAAATATTCGGCTTTATTCCTCGCCTAATAAAATAATTATTTTTGCCTATTGAAAATTCTATTTCAACTAATAGGTTCTTTTGATTGACGGTATTAATTAACTGAGTTCTATTGATATTCCTGAAGGGTTTGCTGAATAATACAAATGCAATCGCATCAAGAAAAGTTGATTTTCCTGAACCAGAAACCCCGAGCAATATTGTACTATGGCTACGAGATAAATCTATTTCGGTGAATTCATTTCCCGTAGATAGAAAGTTTTTCCACCTAATTTTCTTGAAAAGTATCATTAAGCTCTGTAATTTTTATCTGTGATAGTTAGGGCTTCTGAATACAATTCTCTTATAGTTGTATACACTCTCTCTGCATTATTGATATCAAGACTATCTATGTATTCTTTGAGAAGAGTTAAGGTGTCTTTTGTTTCATTAAATGTATCCTCGTCGATATTACCCGACTCGGCAGAAATATCAACTATATGAATATCAGCAGGATTCTTTTCTGTTAATACTTCCTGTAGTTTTTCAAAAAAATATGGATTATTCTTATTCTTAACTACTATTTTTATGAATCTATTTGTTGCATTAAGCGCATCAATATTTTTTATGATTGATTGTATCTCATTTTCATTGCTATCATTATATATGATCTTCTTGAAAATGCTCTCTGTAAATTCTATAAACTCTAATTTTTTTGTATGGGTGTCAAAGACATGAAATCCCCTAGAGTCGCCGTAATCTGCCCATGTCATCGGATACGGACTTCCCAGATATGTTATGGAATTTTTTGTTGATCTGTGGTGAAAATGTCCGGAGAAGGTATGGTAAAATTTATCGAAAATAGATGGACTTAACCCACGATCAGTATTTTCATGACCGGCGAACATCTCAAAACCTAATAATTCGAGATGACCGAAACAGAACATAGCATCCGTATTCTGTATGAGATTCATGGAACTTTCTATATTGTCGTCACACATCCAAGGAACATATAAAACTTTGTCAATAGCTCCGAGGGAAACGACCTGAGCATTTTTGAAAACCTTGAATTTATTGGAATAAACCTGTAGTAATTGATCTACGGAATTTATCTCGTTGGTGTTTTTGAAATATGTATCGTGATTTCCTAATATAATATCGACACTGTCAACTTGATCATATAATGGTTGAAAAACTCTTTGATTCCAAGAAGAGAGTATATTGAAATTAATATATTTTCTGCGGTCAAATACATCACCAAGATGTACGACTTTTTTAATGTTGTGCTCCGTCAGATAAGGAAAAAATAATTGTTCATAGAATCTGATGAAATATTCATTAAAAATAGGAGAGTCATTTCTTGCTCCTGCATGTGTGTCGCTAATTAAAGCTACTTTCATGGGTCTAATTTTATTAGATTTAATCTTGGATGCAAATAAATTATACCCAAAGCGAAGAGCGAATTTTAGCCAGTCTGATTAACATTCTCGTGTCTTCTTCGTAATACTGTGTTTCTAATTTAGTACTTGCCATTATGTCATCCATGCTTAACAATTCCTCATCGGATTTTCTTTTATTCCTGTCCACTGTCCACCATTTGTATAATTTGTATATTTCTCTGCGATGAAGCACTCTTTGTCTCAGAAAAGAATTTTTGCCGTCGCGTAATGATTGCACATCGTCTTTATATGCATCAGCAATCATTGCTTGCAAGAAATCAACTTTTGATGAATTTTTTCCCAATGATGGAAAAAATTTTCCGAGGGCTTTAATTTCCTCGTCAACAAATTTTTCGAGAATTGCAAAAGATGTATGAAGTAATAATGTATCTGGATCGTAATATCCAGGAGGTAATTTGCTATCGACGATATGATGGCGGCTAATAGTTCTATGTTTAATCCAACGAATACCGGATTTTATAGTAAATTTAATCTGATATAGTACATCAACAATAAATTCTTTCATATTGTGTTTCATTTCATAATTAATTCAAGATTCTTCTGTCTTGTTTTCTTTCTCTTCGCTGCTATGGCTTTTTTCTTGTTGGTTTTTCTCTTTTCTTCTTTTTTTTCTTCAAATGTATTCATGAAATCTCGCATCAAGTCATCTGAGTATTCTGATATGTACTGTTGAATTTGAGGAACTTCTGATTCATGTGCTTGGTTTAGTACAAATTCATCAACATATCTGTATTTGGTATAGAGATGGGTTTTTTCATTGTCTATTCTATTCAAGAAAGCATAATATATTATTTGAGTAAAATATGCAAAAGGATTGTCATATCCAATATCATAATTATGAGCATATTTTATACACTTTTCAATTCCATCGGAAATCATTTCTTCTCTGAATGGATAATTCATGAAATTGGGTCTGTTCGCTAGTTTATTTGCGATTTTTAATATACACTCACCAACAAATTCCGGAACAGGTGGCTGGGGCAGTTTTTCTCTTTTAGCTTTGCGTAAAGATTTAATATAAATCTTCATATGCCGATATAGTTCTTTATTATCGACGTAGTGTACTTTACTGCTCATTATAGTCTGTCGTTATTTCTCGTTATATTATTTCCTAATAACTATTATCATAGCAGTTTAATCCTATTAAACCTAGAAAAAAAATATATTAGGTGAGCGAAGCGAACTGATTGCGGAGTGAAACGTAGCAATCAACAACCCGAGCAGATTTTAAACGCAACTATCCTTTGGGTGCACAGGATTGTTCGTCAAGCTACGCTTGCCGAGTCAAACTCGTAAACTCGTTTGACAAGGACTATTTTATAACTTATGGATAACCTAGGATTATTGCTCTCAGAATCCCTTTAAACTTGATTGATAAATCAATCAAGTGACGCCCCCCTTCAAGCCCCTCTCAGCCTCCCCTCCATCCCCCCAAACCCCTTATGATTTATCTGATTTTTTGCCAAAACCTCCCTTGCTACAAAAATTTTACAAAAATTTTACATCCATGTTACATTTCATATCATATTATATCCACATTAAATGGATTTGCATTTTGTTGCATAGACGTGTTGCCGCATAGCATAGCAGCAATACGTTTATTTTAGCTTTGCAAGTGGTTGATTTTATTGACCGCCTAAAACACTTTTTTAGTGTTCGTAGTCATCTGTGTTCTTATCTAAGTCCTCTAATGACTCAATATCATCGCTCTCTTCTATTAGATAGAAATCTATGCCTTCTCGATTAAGATACTTAACATAAGTATCGAGCATAGTTTTTATAGGAGCGCCCATCGTCATTATATTAGCAATAAAAATGGATAACATAGAATCTTTAATTCCTGGAATCCACGGGAGGAAAAATGTTTCATAACCTTCTAATGCTTCTGAATATCTATAATCCAGTTTTCTGGGATATGAAATGCTTATAACTCTAGGATCCATCGTTTCGTAAACAATGCCGATGATTGTTTCTTGGTTGAGTAGATGTAATATGAGGATCTCTCCTCTTTTTTCTTTCATTGCTTATTATTTATCTGATAGATCAATGTCAATTATTTTGTATGTAAATTTCTCCTCATCATAGATTTTTAATCTTTCAAAAAAGTGCTTTAAGGAAAAATTTTTACTTGATTTATATGACATATCATCTGCAATATCATATAGGGTTACTGTATCAGATGTAGCAGAAATCCTTAGACCTCTACCAATACTCTGAAGGGTTTTGATTCTTGCTTTAGTCGGAGAAGTGAATATCACATTCTGAATGTTCGTTATATTAACGCCTGTACTAAATGTTCCTGATGATGCAATTATTATGGCGTCTTTTTCTTTTTCTACAATATGCCTTATATCCTCTCTTACCTTAGCTTCGGTGTCTCCATACACAAAAAACACTTTTCGGTCAGAATTCTCTTGAGTAAGTTTATCTTCTACTATTTTCTTTAATGCTTTTCCGTGTTCGATAATTTGAAACAACACCAAAGTATTTTCGGTGGTGTTAAGTATAAGATTTCTTGTGAAAATAAGTCGCTGTTTATTTCTCAATAGAAATTTCAACTCGTCCTGATATTTGAGATTTCTTGCGAGTTTACATATCTCATCTGAATATTTCAACACAAGACAGCGGATTTTTAAGTCAGCTAGTTGTTTTCTATCCATCAATGATTTTGTTGTAATTGTCTGATACACAGATCCGAAGAGTCCTTCTAGCACCAATCTATGCGTTTTGGTTCCGTCGAGAGTTCCGGTAGTTCCGATTCGATATTCTGTGTTTACTAAGTTGTGTAAAATTTTCTTCAGAGAATCAGATTTAAACAAATGAACTTCATCGCCCAGAACTAAATGAAAATCTTGAAAATAAGATTTAGGCATTTTATATATGCTTTGCCATGTAGTAATAACTACATTTTTTGATGTATGTTTTTCCTTTCCTTGAAATATTATATGACATTCTTTTTCTGCATCAAAGCTAGAATCATTTTCCGAATATTTCTGAAAATCACTATATATCTGATTAACTAGCGAAATGGTAGGAACAATCAACAAGGTTCTTTTCTTAGTCAACCTAATTATGCTGTAGATGATAGCAGATTTTCCACTGGCAGTTGGACTTAAAATTAATCTACGTTTTTCGTTCAGTGACTGCTTGATTGCATCAAGTTGATAGTCTCTCAATTCAAAAGGAAGTTTCAGTTCATCGGTCAGGGATTTAATTTCTTCATCTGTATAGCTATTTTTATCTTCCAGTAGAGGATCTATATCATATGAATAGTTTCGATTCTTACAAAACAATTTAAGATATGGAAGTAGACCAACATATAATGTACTATCAAATACACTGTATAACTTGATATATCCATCCCACATTTTTGCCCTATATTTGGGCATGAATTGGTATCCTGGAACTCTAAATTTGAAATAATCTGCTAATTCGTTTGAGACGTGAGCCTCGCATCTAATATGCAAAAAAACTGCATTTATCTTATTGATCACTAGATGCGACATGCCTACGATCCGCCATTAGACCACTTCAAGAAATCAATCGCATTTTTAATCAAAAAACCTCTTTTGTTTATGTTGTCGATTATAGACTCAAGAAAAGAAATTTTTTCCTGTTGCGCTGCAATCAATAAACTCTGGTCTATCAATTCTTGATCGGCATTTAAATATACACTAAGATCTTTTCCTACCAGCAATCTCATGGGTTCCCATCCGAGAGATGTCCTTTCTTCTGGATCCATTTTTCCGCTAAAATAGTCGTGTTTCAGTTTATATAGTTGTTGATATTTTGCATCAAGTTGTTTCAGTCTTAATTTCTCTTTAATATAGAGCTTATAATATTTGTTATGTAATTCTGGAATCTTAAGCGATTCTACATCCAAAGATGATTTATCGATAGAACAATCGGATGTCCATAATTCTTGTAATTCTTCAATGCTTGCCATAATATAAATTTAAAGTTATTTCTCAGTTTTTTTATGAATCCATTTTCCTAGTGATGGGTTTTCTAATAAAACCTGAGTTAAAGCTCCCGACAACTCACGCACGATTTTTTCTTCGCTTCTTCTATCTATACTTACTTTATATTCTTCAATGATAGAATGAAGTAACTCATGTAAAAATGTATCCAGAAGTTCTGTGTCATCTTCGTGCGGAGCTATTTCAATTTTTGCCGCGTCATATCTAATCATTCCCATAGCCTTGTGCCTTTTGGACCAAGCCTTATCTTTAGAAACTATTTCATATACTTTTTCATTTACTTTTACTTTATGCGGTCTTTTCATCTGATGCTCTCCTATGGCTTTTCTACTGTATAATAATCATACCGAAACGTCACGGTTGCAGTCATTTCTTCTGTATTCTCTGCTGTATAATTGAATTCTAGTTCAGATAGAGAAATGGGATATACATCGACAAAATTGATTATAAGGTGTGCGTTATTGTGAGAGGTATTGCAAAAGAGTTTTGCTTGACCATATATATGTCCTATTGGGGGAACGTTGGGTAACGGATCTCTCTTTTCGTCGTCGAGGTTTTCGAGTTGTCCTTTTTTGAGGGTTGCATATTGTTCAAAAGATTGAGGGAAGCCGATTGCAACCATCCACGAAAAGATTTCATACCAATTTCTCATTCCTTCGGAAACTTTAAATTCTGCCACCAGATCATTGAATTGAATATGATCGCCCTGATGATATATTTTAGAGAGTGGAGTTTGTTGTTCGGCAGAATTAATATTGAGTGCTGGAATAGATACTCTCTGAATGAAATGATTGAAGTCAGGTAGACGATCTACAAAAAATTGAAACTTATTCTTCGGTTGAAGGTTTCGATTTTTAACTTGTCTATGCTTATTATTCATGCTAAAATGAGCTCTTGTGGATACATAGTATTTATCCTAACAGAATCATATTAGCAAAGCAAGAGAATTGCGAAAGTGTGTGGAAATATTATGAATTTATAATAATTTAGATTTTCGTCATTATATCATGGATATGGGCGGAGTCAACAAAAAATTGACTTTATGTGTATATTCATGACACAATGAAGCAAATGAGAAAGCCCAGAAGTTATTATAAATCCATAGACGCAAATATACTTCTACAAATGCTCAATGAGGGATTTTCTCAGTATGAAATTAGTGACCAACTTGGTTTATGTAGAGAATACATACGAAAACTATTCCGAAGTCATAATATTCCAATTGTTAATAGAAGAAAAAAAGAAGCTCTACCTAAAGAATTGCTACTTAAAGAACATTATGACAATCAATTGACCCTTAAAGAAATTGCTACGAAATATAATAGAACGTACAGATCAATCAAACATCAATTCAAAAAATATCAAATAGAAGTAAGAAACAACACGGTTTTCAAAAATAACAGGAAACGGCAACAATTCATAGAAAACATCAAACTTGATTATGGAACACTCACCAAAAAAGAGTTGCAACAAAAATATGAAATTGGTCAACAGTATATTGATTCTTTTTTGGAAGGAGAAAGAAAATTCTTTACTCAGTCATCCCAGGAAAAACTATTATATGATTGGTTAAAAAGTATGTCAGAGAATGTGATAACCAATGATAGAACGGTCATATCACCAAAAGAAATTGATTTATTTTTGCCAGATAAAAACTTGGGTATAGAAATTTATGGTCTATATTGGCACTCGACTAAAAATCGACAAAAAACTAATCGATATGAATTGTTAGATAAGATTAACTTATGTTCCGATATATCACTTCTTCAGTTTTATGAAGATGAAATAGCAAACAAACTGGATATTTGCAAATCTATTATCTTAAACAAACTAGGCAAATCCGAAAAAATATTTGCAAGAAAGACTTCGATTGAAATTATATCAAGTAACGAAGCTAATCGTTTTTTTAATGAAACCCATTTACAAGGATCTTGCGTTTCTACTTTTTATGTAGGATTAAGACATAATAACGAACTAGTTTCTGTTATGTCATTTTCTAAGCACAGATTTAGTAATTCAGCACAATGGGAAATAACCAGATTTTCAAACAAACTCAACACCCAAGTAATTGGTGGAGCATCGAAATTGCTTTCATATTTTGAAAATCGCATGAAACCAAAAATAATAATATCGTATGCAGATCGAAGAATTTCGAATGGAAATTTATACAAGAAACTGGGGTTTTCTCTTTCCCACACAACCAAACCCAACTATTATTATGTGATAGGCAAAACTCGTTCTAATAGAATGAATTGGCAGAAAAAGAAACTTTCTACCAAACTAGAACACTACGATCCGGCATTGACTGAGGAACAAAACATGCAGAACTATGGATTCTACCGCATATACGATTCCGGGCAGTTGGTTTATAGAAAAGCTCTTTAAATATATAGAGTCAACAAAAAAGGGAGCCATGGCTCCCTTTTTTATTTATTTTCAGTCTTCTATTACAGAAGATTGAGGATTCGGGTCTTTCTGTAGTAAACGTTAGCGTTTGCTACCAGAGAACCGTTTGAGTTACCAGCTAAGTTACCGAATGGATTCGTTACAATACCGTAACGAGTCTTAAATCCGATTTTCGGCTGGAAGCTGTTCTCCCCAACTGCTCTTAGCATCTGAAGGGGAACATATGGACAGTAGAACAGTCCGGCATCATATTGATTTGCGCCTTTGAAACCTACAACCGCAAAGTTGAGGGTAAGAGGAGCATAAGGATCAATAAACACTTTGAATCGACCATTAAGCACTCCAACGAAGTTATTAGCAGTATCGTCTACGTTTAGGCTATCCTTGAGTGCACTATTGCAATCAAGAAGACCTGCTACACTGAGGGCAGAAGCAGTATCACTATCACAGATAATGAAGTTACCACGTCCTCTACGAGTTTGCTTTGCAATAGCATTTGCTTCGCGCTCAAGCTGAACCATCAGACCTTTATACTTTTCTACCGACCAACGACCGTTAGAATCTACATCGAGGTTGAACTGTCCAGCAACCGCAACATCTTGTTGAGCACCAGGAACCGCGTTATTGTAAATGACCCGGATTACCTCTCTGTTGATTTCGGCGAGGATCTCAGCAGAAAGAATATTAGCGAGTTCTGTTTCAGCATCAAGACCATGAACCGCTTTCAAATCTTGTGCGATTTCCATGGTGTATTCTGCTTTCAGAGCACGAGTTTTAGCTTCAACAACAACTTTATCGATGCTGAAAGCCATCTCAGGAAATTCTGGTTCAGGAGCACCAGTTCCAAGACCTTCACCATCAGCAGTTGAGATTCCTTCGCCGTAGTTGTTAGGACTGAAGGGGTCGAGTGTGTTTTGCGGACCGCCACCGGTGATTCCAGTTCCGGAGAAGAAGCTATCTGCTTCGAAGTGAAGTGCTTCGTTTCCGCCCTGAGAGGTATATCTGCTCTTAAGTGCAAAGATCATTCCGGTTGATGCCTTCATCGGCTGAACACCACAAACATCAAACGCCATCAGGTTAGGCAGTGCTCGTCTCAGCAAAGAAATGAGAACCGGATCGTAACCTTTTAGGTTTGCGTTGTTATTTGGAAACCCCTGAGCGGCGTTAGCAGGAACAGCTTCGGTTAGAAGTCCGCCTGCCTTGCTCTCAATGAGCTCTTTCTCTTGGTTTTCAAGAAGAACTGTTAGAACAGCCCTCTTATGGGCATCTCTAATAGCAGGAAGATCTTTATGATCTAGCACTTTTGCCCATTTCTCTTGAAGTTGTTCGGTAAGATACATTTGCTTAACTCCTTAGTAAGTTTTCTATATTCTATTTATATGTTACGGTTTTTCACTTGTCTGGAAATAGCTTCTGCAACCAGATCGGCTTCAGTCGAAACTTCTCTTTTTTCATGTCGATTGCTATCCAGACCGCCTTCTGCTAATAAAGATGCACTCAAGTCACCGGCTTGAGCAGATGCCTTAGCCGGGAAATAAGACTCTTTAATCACTTTCAATTTTGCTTTGAATGATTTTTCGTCATCAAACGCAAGATTTTCACAATATTTTGCAAACCGCACTCCATCACTCTTAACAAGGTCTTCACTCAGCTCCCTGATAATAGCATTTCGTTTTAGGTCTGTTACCTCTTTACGAAGTTGCAGGTTTTTGAGATGGGTTTCGTTGAGTTCTCTTTCTAGTTCGGCAGCTTTATTTTCTGCTTCTACTAGAATATCTCGCTTAACCGATGGAACTTTAACATTATGATTTTCTAGTAATGTTTTCATGCCAGAGAAAAATTCTTCTGCAAGCTGAACCTTAATACCAGATTCGATGGCAACTTCATTTTCTTTTACCCACTCTTCGACCACATAATCAAGGTATCCATCGACTTGCTCGGTTAGAGTTTCGGCAATTTTCTTTGTTCTTTTATTGAGTTTTTTAGCATAGATAGAAGAAAGTTTCTTTGCAATTTTAGCCGATCTGTTCGCAACTATGTTTTTGATGGCAGCTTCAAAAAGAGCGCCAGCTTTAACTCTAAACTCTTCAGGAAGTTCCTCGTCATGAGTTAAAGATTCGACATGCTTTTTAACATGTTCCTCTTCTTCTTCTTCGAGTTTTTTCTCTTCTTCTTCTAGTTCTTTCTCTTCTTCTTCTGAGAGTTTTTCGTCTTCTAATTCTTTAACGAGTTCTTTCTCTTCTTCTTCTGAGAGTTCTTTATCCTCTTCTTCTGCAACTACTTCATCATCGGAAGCATAAGATTCAAGGGCTTTAATTAGATCTTCTTCTTCTTCGGAAAAATGATCAGGCACTTGTTCAGCGGCATCAGAAGGATGTATAGGCAGTAATTCATCATGATGGGATGATTCATGCATTTCATCTTCTTCTTCTGGAATATGCACGGATTGTGCATTTCCATATTTGCCCGAAGCCTGAGCAACTGCATGACCGTCATGAGCAGCCTTGACAGCTCTTTTCCCAAGTTTTCCGAGAAGTGAATCTGGAACCTCCGAACTTGCATCAGAAGGATGAACAGGAAGATGTTCTTGATTTTCTCGCAGAGAACGCAATGTTTTTACTTTTGTTGGCATTATAAATCGCTCCTAGAAGTTGATATTTCTGTTTTATTTATATTTATATTAAAGTCTAATTTTCACGTATTCTTAGATAAATTTCATCTTCGAGTTTAGACCCATTATCAAATTCAACGCGAAAAGTCATCTTATAATCATAATTATGCTCTCCGTCTCTCAAAAATACTAAAATTTTGGTTTTATTGGGTTCTAATATCAGCGGAACCGGATTAACGAATATTTCATTGGTTGCATTTGTTTTGACTTCTGGGTTTTTTCTTAACCACTTTTCAGCAGAAGCCTCGGCAGAAACAATTTCAGTTGCACCCAAAGGAAGACTTCTGCCAAAGTTTAGTTCAATAGGAAAAGACTCGTAGGGTTGTTTTTCCACAACTTGTCTTCGATCTACTGCCATCTATTCTCTAATTAAATTTAAAGTTTGAAGATTTTATTAGCTCCATTATCCCATTGAACAATAATGTCACCGCCGTTGGGAATAACAGGCAACCC